ATAGTCAGCAAGCGTGTGAGGTCTCATTCTTTCAGCTAACGGTTCACTCATAGTAATATCCTATAATCACTATAGTTTTGAAGCATTTCTCTAAACTATCTCTATTCTTTTGATAAGTCAAAGATATAAATGTTTCCATTTACAGGAATCTTCAATATCAAGTTCTGAGCCTTTGGATTCTTCGCTACAACCATACCATAACGCATTTGACCTGCATTAATAGTTACACGCTTAAAGTATCTGCTATTGATACTTGCCTCTGCTTGTGCCCTAGCCTCATCATTAGCGTTAGTTACAATCTGTGCTTTAGTTTCGATGGTCGTAGTCTTACCATCAGCTCCTTTGACATTAGTGTTTACTGACTGCTCCTCTACATTATTTGGACCCCATAAAAGAATCCTTGTCTTTTCTTTCTTCACCCATTCATCACAAGTGTACACTTCGCAAGACTCAGTCTTATTCTTGTTAATAGCCTCAACTTGTATTTTTGAAGGATCAAAGTTAAATCTATTCTGACTCTGGTTAATAATCGAAACATAAAACTCCTGATGTTTGGTTATCTTCCTATCATCTTTTTTAGAGACAACAACAATTACACCATCATCACCATCAACCTGTATACCTTTATTTCCTGATTCATAGCCAACAGTATACTTCTCAAATGTTTTCTGTGCCATTACTGGAACACTCAAAAGAAACATTGAAAGAGCAAATAAAATCTTCTTCATATCTTAATCCATTTGAAATTTAACTATATCATTTACCGCACCAGCCACATAAAGTTTTTCCTTGATCAATGGCATTAGCCTCATCTGTAGCAGTTATCTTGCCTGTAGTTCTCTTAAGAGCTGGGCAATTTCTGTCCTTGTGGTATCGCTTAGAACCAGGGCTGTCCGATACATATACGTTGCCTCCTGCTGTTTCCGCAGTTTGGAAGGCATCAGCCTCAGCATTATTAGAAGAGGAAGACAACCTACCTATTGAAAAGCCAAGCATCAAGAAACCTATGCAGAAGGTCACTAGACCAAAGCAAAAGAACTTCTTTGAAAGCCTCAACTTTCTGTCTAGATCTTTAATTTGCGAATCAACCATATTCTCTTTCTTTTTAAAGTTCTCTATTTCTTTCTTATGATAAAACAAATCTTGCTCCTGTGTATTTAACATTTCTAAAAGCTCAAGATGTTTTTGATTAAAGGCGAAGCAATCCCTAAAATCATAAGAAAGCATTACCAATATCTCTCGATGCATACTTTCTTTTGAATAAGGTTGCCTGATACAGGTTACAGAATATATGCCATTATATGCGAAAAAATCATCTTCATGTTCAGACACATTCCAATATAAATTTTCGCCAAAAATAGTCTTAGACAATGAGTCTTTAAAGAAATGTACAAATTTATCATATAATATATTTGTCGTATCTTCCGAATCTGTATTTCTCGAAATAAGGATTGCATCTAAACAGCCCTTCTCTATACTATAAAGAAGATGCAGATGGAAATTACCCAAACATTGGACATCAAAGCAATCATTAATTATTATACTAACAGATTTATCAGACTGCTCAAAAAGGAAATTCCACTTCTCTAGAAACTTTATTATTTCTTCTTTGCTATAATAACTATGAAACGTTAATGTTTTATAAGTTAATGCGCATAATTTAGTAAAGAACAACTTGCTAGACATACCAGCATAGAAGCCATATACAGAAACCCTACCTATGGCATCCGTACTAAAAGCTTTTTTATTTGAGCCAAAACATGATTTTCCATTACGCTTTGGTAGAAACTTATCAAAATCTTCTTTACTAAAACCCATTATCTCAACATTTTTACTATCCTACATGTACCTGATTTCTTTCAGAAAGTCCCTGGATCTCTCTCAGTACCTTATTCTCTGCACGAAGGGCTATCACTTCTTTCTCCAGTTCATTCATATCAGCCACATTACTGCTGTTAGCTAAAGAAGGCGTTTTCTTATCTGAACTAAAAAACTCAGCAACATCTACACCAAGGACTTCAGCAAGGTTTTCAACTGTACTAACCTTCACATCAGCACCGTTCAGAAGGTTATCCAACGTAGTTCGACTAACCTTCATCCTAGAAGCAATATCAATTTTGCTAAGTTTGTTGGACGTTATAATGTCCACTATTCTTTGCACATTCATATTAAAATCCTTTAAATGTTCAACAAAGTGGGTTAATATATATTAATAATGCCCACCAAACTATACACTTTCAAAAAGTTTATTGTACTTTTGCACCGTAAAGTTAGTAAATAAATAAATAAGTACCAAATAAATTTGAAGAAAAATGAAGAATGAAGATAAAAAAGTTCCCGATGCGCCTAAAAGGCTATGGGTCCAAACAAATTCTTTGATACACGACTCAGGCTTAATGTCCGTAGGAAATGTTTCATATAAAGAATATTGGATTGGACACAAAAATAAGGTTCCAAAGAATGTAAGACCTTGGAGTTTTGAGGAAGAAGAGGAATATACAAGCCTCAGCCGATCTTGGCATAAAGCAAAGGAAGTTCCAGAAGATTTGCACACCTATATCATTGGTGTTTCCAAAAACTTCACTCATCCGGTTCTTATTGACTTAGAAAAGAAATGCCTGCATAAGTTTTATGATGCTGTCAACATAAGCGATAAGATGAAGTGGAACGGAATCATCCGGAAAGAATTTCGCTTCGCTTACTGGGCTTACATTAGGGACTTAGTTCCTACTATTGAGGAAGGAGGCACAAAATGAAAAAGAATAAAGCTCTATTCCTCGATATTATGCTCAATAACAGATTTGTATGCACACTGAAATACATGTATTGTCCATTGTTCGTGATAAGATACGAGGAGTTATTAAAGTTTGTTCTCGATAAGAGACCGTCTTTAAAAGGCAAACCATTCAGAATAATGTTTTGAAACAACAAACGAAACAAAGCGTATGAAAAAGATAATGTTCAATGACCGGTACGGTCTAACCGAAGCAGTTCTAGATGGTCGCAAGACTCAGACAAGAAGAATCGCTTATAAAGAGCCTTTCAAGTATTACTGCAATTGCGGTTTCTATACGGAAGGAAAAGACAAAGGCAAACTCGCCATCAATGATGGAAATGAGATTGTAGCAAAGTCCACTTATAAAATAGGTGAAGTCGTAGCAATAGCACAAAGATACAGCGATATTCCGTATATCAAAGAACTACACCCAAGGATAAATACTTCCGAAGGATGGGGAAACAAGATGTTTGTGAAGTCTGATTTGATGCCTCATCAAATTAAGATTACCAAAATTTGGTGTGAAAGACTACAGTACATCAGCACCGATGACTGCATGAAGGAAGGAATCTTCTGTAGCCACATCGATGGCATTGATGATGCTTATTCATACGATGCCACAAATGATAGCTTTGAGAAGAAATGGTGGTACAGAACTCCTATCGAAGCATACAAGATGCTTAGCTGCAAGCTCCACCTCCACTGGGATGCCAATCCTCTCGTTTTCGTTTACGATTTCAAACTAGTTAAATAATAATTAAAATCAAGCAATATGTCAGAAGAAAAAGTACCACTCAGACCTCAGATCAGAGAACTGGAGTTGGGTAAATCAATCAGTTTCCCTATCAGGAGAATGAGAACGATAAAGACAACCTGCTCGGAATTAGGTGTAATTTACTGTCGTAAGTTCAGAACCAAAATCAACCGGGAGAAAGAGATCATCACAGTTACAAGAACCAAATAAAAACAATAGTCATGAACGAAGTAGTACAAATCCAGTTCGCAGATAAGATGCTATCCTTTGATACATTCCTGTCAGCCATACGTAACGTTGTGAAAGAAGAAGTCTGCAAGGCTGTGGGTAAACGTCCGTTCCTCACACAAGCCAAGGCATACGACATCTACGGAAGAAAAAACGTAGAGCGATGGAAACGTGAAGGAAAGGTGAAGGATTTCGCAAGAGGCAGTAATGGCAAGATTACTCGCCATGAATACAGAGTATCAGAGCTGGAAGCCTGTGCCTGCCAAGTTCAAGACTATCTGTGTCCCAAATAAGATTTTACTTTTAGGATAGATATAAGGCTGATATTGATTAGTACAAATTATGCGAAACTATGGTAGGTAACAGTTGCTTTGCCCATTGGGGGCGATGTTCAAGTTATAACGTTTAAATTACTTAGTTCTGGGTGTTAATCAAAAAAGACTGCGAAGAAGGACTAAGCAGCCGGGCACTGGGTTCGAATCCCTTTACCTACCGCTATTATAAACAATATAAAAAGATAAAGTTATGAAAACAATTAAGATCATCTTCTGCATTGCCATCTGGCTAGTCCTTGGATGGCTCTGCCTCAGTAAACTCTCTCAGGGCATTCATGATGAGAACCTCATTTCACAGATGCCTCAGAGCACCTATGATGAGATAGTAGATACTCTTACCACTCGTAATGGCTTCCAGCCTACCGAGCATCAGATAGTAACTTACTATTATGAGCGATTCCAGAAGTAAGAGCTATGCAGCTCGCAAGTGCCTCCTGTGCAAAGATGGACGTAACTGCATCAATGGCAAGTTTTGCCTTAAGCACAAAAGATACGTGGAGCATCAGGAGAAACTGCCATGTGAATAACTATTTAAAATAAATAATTTGGAACAGAACAACAAACAGACGATAAGATTATGAGCTGGAAAGAAATGATACAGGTGGAACGTGGTGCCGATATTACAGAAATGGAAGCTCCTATACCTAGCACGATTGGAGAAGGCTTCACCTTCTGCCTTAATGGAAAGCAATATACCACAATAGGTGGATATACGAAAGGAAAGCGTGATGTGGAGTTTTACATAACTTCTTATATAGGTTATTGTGGTGGAGCAGAGCATTACTATTGTTCTATTAGTATTCCTGTGGAAAACAGAAACGGAAACACAACTATAGGAGGATACCATGGTGGTATAGAAATTCCTAACGAGTACCAGAGTTTCAAAGCGAGTATAGTCAGACCTCTTACAAAAGAGGAAGCGGCAGACACTGAAAGATGGGAATGGTACAAAGAAGGTGACATGGTGGAAGCATTTTGCTCACTCAAAGAACTTAATAAAAGTATCGAAATGATCCGTCAGATTTTTCCGGAAGACAAATGGAATGTCGTGATTAAAAGAAATATTTAGCATAGCATCAGGAGAAACTGCCGTGTGAATGAAAAGTAGATTAACTAATAAACAGTTAGCAATATGGATAAACAAAAATTAGAAAGAGCAAAAGATATTGAATCTTTATTGTCCAAATTAAATAGTGTAGATTTTTGGTCGAGAAATAAAAACACTACTGACATTCTAGGAAATTATCTTTATCATTTATGCTACAGAGATAAAGAATTCGGTGGCAAGTTACACCAGCTTATTTCTGAAACTATAAATAGATTAAAAAAAGAGCTTGATGAACTTTAGTAGTAACCACCCTATCCTGCAATAGGGAGAGGGTAAAAAGAAGATAATATGGCAAAAATGAATGTAACAGAAAAGGACTTTAATGCATTTTTTCAAGCAAAAGAATCCCTTATGGCTATGTCTGGTACTTTAGATGAAGGCTTCGATGAAGAAGTTCATGCTATAAACAGGCAGTTCAAAAGTTTTGAACGAAGATACTTAAAGGCAAAGGAGGATAAGAAATGAACAAAGAATCAGAAAAAGCAAAGTCAGACCGCATAGCCAGGCAGCGAGAATACTATCTTAAGCATCGTGATAAAATGCTCGCCTATTCTCGCAAATACATTAAGGATCATCCCGAAAAGCAGAAGCTATATCGGGAAAATGCAGCCAAGAAACGAGCCAACGGCATTGGATATTATCAGAGATACTATCAGCGCAACAAAGAAAAATTGCTGGAAAAATCTAAGAGCTGGAGACTGAATCACCCCGAAAAGGTGAAGGAGTACCAGCGCAGATACTATCAGAAGAAAAGAGCAGCAGCAAAGAAAGAAAAGAAGATAATGCTGAATCCCGATATAGATAAGGCAAAATCCCTCTTCCGTGATCCTTCTAAGACTGTTCACCTACAGTGGCTCCTGGAACACAACAGAAACAAAAGTAAGCAATATGAATCACGCTAGTTTATTCAGCGGAATCGGTGGTGCTGAGGTCGCGGCATCCATGATGGGATGGCAGAACCTCTTCCATTGCGAGATACAAGAGTTCCCTCGCAAGGTGCTCCAATACTGGTTCCCAAATTCAGAAAGTTATGAAGACATTACCAAAACAGACTTCCATCAGTGGCAGGGAAAAGTCGATGTTCTCACCGGAGGATTCCCATGCCAGCCTTTTAGCGTTGCCGGCAGAAGAAAGGGAGAAGACGATAACCGCTATCTCTGGCCACAGATGCTACGAGCGATTCGGGAAATTAAGCCCACTTGGATCGTTGGTGAAAACGTTATTGGAATCCAAACTATGGTGGAGTCCAGCCAAGAGACTAAAGTGGGACGCACAGACAATCTCTTCGAAGAGAATTACATATACAGAGAGGAAAGCAGGTTCACGCTCGAAAAAATCTGCCAGGATCTTGAAGAAACAGGATATTCCGTCCAACCGCTTAATATTCCAGCTTGCAGTGTCGGAGCACCACACAGAAGAGAACGCATCTGGATTGTTGCCCACCGTACAGACACAAGGGCTGAAACGCTGCAACAAGAAAGGAAAAACAGAGTTCATTCCTCTAGATATCCTTCCAACGCCAACAGCAATAGACAAAGGAAGTGGAAGAATAAACAAAAGTCCTTCTCCAGGTGCTGCAGAACGTCCAACCTTGGCTCTTGCCGCAATACAAGGACTCTTGCCGACTCCTTGCGCCACAGAAGCAACAAAGTTCACAAAGACCTTCAACCCAAATTCTCAGATGGGAAAAAGTCTTACGGCATTGGCAATCAGTGGAATGATACCTTCTCCATCTTCCAAAAAGAAGACTTCTGGAAAGACTTTCCAACTCAATCCCCTGTATGTAGAAGAAATGATGGGATTCCCTTTGATGTGGACCGCCTTACCATTTCTTTCCCTAAATGGCGAGCAGAATCAATAAAGGCTTACGGCAATGCCTGGGTTCCACAAGTGGCTTACGAGATATTCCGGGCTATTGAGGCAGAAGAAAAGAAATAAGATAATTCTATATTCCAAATAAAATAAAGACAAATGAAAACAGATGGCTACATTCTTACTCCAGAGCTGCTGCAGTGGCGTTACTTTCATCGTCCGGTGGTGGTACAGGTGCTCATCTACGTGCTCCTGTCTGCCACCCACAATGAGGCTTCCGCTGCTACGCTCTCCTTACGTATGCTCGCTGATCGGCTTCATACCTCGGTCAAGTCTATCCGCTGTGCCATCGATGTTCTCATACAGGAACGAATCATCACAAAATGCAGCTCCCCTAAAGCCTCAACCATCGTGTATGTTAACAGTTCGCATCCCCTCTCCCACTGCATACTACCTTATCAAAACCCATTAGGGGCACAGAATGGGGCACTCTTTAGGGCACAGATAGGGGCACAATCAGGGGCACAGATTTTAACTTCGCAAGTTACTGATACACAAGATTGTGCAGCGTATCTTCAAGACAACAAGGGCACAGATAGGGGCACGATTAAGGGCAAAGATGGGGCACGCTCTAGGGCACACTCTAAACAAGGGGCACACCAAAAGGCACAGTCTAGGGCACAGATTAACAATCCAGAAACCCCTTTAAATAAAGGTGATTCCGAAGATTCTGCCGAAGTTGAGGGCACAGATAAGGGCAAGGGTAAGGGCACAGAAGTAAGAGGAAAGAAACAAATAAAAGAAAACATTTCCCCCGAACCCCCTATAAAAGAAAACAAACAAAGAAAGGAGAAAGCCCACACCCACACACAAAAAAAAGAAAAAGAAAAAAAGTCGTTGGATCCGGAAGTTCAGTTCTCGGAAGTGCTAAGACTCTTCAATCGCCTCTTTCTGGGCACGCAGGTCAAGCCAATCTCAAAGATGACTCCCGACCGCAAGAAGATGGTGGCAAAGTTTATCTCAGACTATTCCTTCGAGGATATAGAACCGATGCTTCGCAAGGCTCTCAACTCCGATCTTCTCTCAGGGCGCAAGGATGGTGGATGCTATATCTCCTTCAACTGGCTCTTCAATCCGAAGAACTACGAGGCTCTGATGGAAGGAACCTTCGACAATCCTACAGTTGTAGCCTCAGCCGGGAAGAAGCCTCAGCATTCAAGTTCTCCACCGCCTTCTCCTCAACACGAGGAGACCAACGAGGAAATAGAAGCACGCCTCAGGTTGAAAGAAGAACGCAAGAAGGAACAGGAAAAAGAACAGACCGAAGCACTCAAGCAGAAGTATCTAGGCTGGATAGAAGCCGCCAAGAAAAACCCGAATGGTTCCATGGCACAGATGGTGAAAGATGCCTACAAGAATGGCACTCTAGCCAAACTGGGCATCGTTTGGAATCCATCGGTGGCAGAAGAAGAACAGTCACTGGCCGACTTGGATGATAAGACACAGAGTTATGTCCAGTCGATCCTCAGGGACTAAGATACAAGTAACAAACAATTTAATTCATACGATTATGGACAGACAAGAATTAATCGACCGCCTCAACGGCAATTATCCTGAATACACCAAGAAATCTGCTACCAAACAGAAGAAGGTGCAACATGAAGGGCAGCTACAGATAGCTTGTGTACGCTGGTTCCGTCTCCAGTATCCGGCTTATGCCTCTCTCCTCTTCCATCCCAAGAATGAGGCTGATGGTGCTACCAGTGGCAAGAAGATAGCCATCAACGCTGCAGCAGGAGTTGTGCCGGGCGTTCCAGATCTCATCCTGGCTCTCCCTTCATACAAGAATGGCAAAAACGGAGCTCTCAACAGGGGTACAGAAGTATTCTACGGCTTGGGCATTGAATTGAAGTATGGCAAGACAAACAATCAGACAGCCAATCAGAAACGTTTCCAGGGCTACTGGCAGTGTGCTGGCTATAAATACGCTCTTTGTCGCTCTCTGGAAGACTTCATCATGGTAGTTCGCGACTACATGCTTTCAGTTGATTTAGACATCCTTAAGAATATAACATCTTATCATCTGAGTGACGATGATACTGAGCACAACAAGCAAATATTAAACAAAATCATTAAAAACAAGAAATAATATGGAAATCGGATTCATCATCATCATGCTGTGCCTTGTAATGATGGCCAGCACATTCATCTATCTAGTTTACACTCACCGCAATCGCTCTTGCAAGAGCTGCAAGTTTTTCACAGCAAACAGTAAGTACAGCGGAACATGCAACGGCTTCGGCCATCATCGCTTCCACTGGGAATGCTGTGGGGAATGGAAACGTAAAACTACCAAACAGGAGGATGAACTATGAACTTTAAAATCATACATCTATGAGCAATTACATCAAGCAAAACCTGATGCAGTCAACACCATCGGTTGCTGATCAGGAGAAAATGAGGATGTGCAAGTTCTGTGTACATAGCCACATCAGCGACCTCGGCTACAACCATTGCTGGAAGTCAGATAGTGCTAATTATAACGGAGATTCCCCTACAGGCGTCTGTTGGGCTTTCCGGGACAATCGGATATGGAAACCCTATTATTTCTCTAGACTCATGTCTAGCTACAGGGGGAATATCTGCTGGGTAAGACAGATTTACAGCTCTTCTAAAAAGAGGAAGAGCCGTATTATTCAATACGAAATCATCGACCCAGTAGCCTCAACAATAGATAAAGTTTCCCCCAAGGAGTTCGCTAGGGATTACATTCCAGCCACTCCTGGCTCCAAGCCTCCACATACTATGAAGGAGTATGAGAAATGGGACACCTATTGTTTCGGTGGCTGCGATCCACAGCTCTCTGAAAAACAGGAGGCAAGAAATTATCATGAAGCCAACTGGCAGCAAATCCTTGCTCAGGAAGCAATAGAAGAACAATTAAAACAAAAAGCAATATGAAGAAAAGATATTTTTATGTAGTCGCATCATTCATGCGCAAAGACATAGCCAACACATGGCGTAAGGTTGACTTTACCATCATGAAGGATGATGGCTCAGCATTGTTCCCTCTAATGGAGGCTATCAAGGTGATTAATGAAGGATATTCAGAGATAGCTGATCCTGCAACTCTCCAGTTCGACAACTGCATTGAAATCAGCAAGGAAGACTATGAGGCTTTCAACAATCTCAAAAATTTAGTCAAAGTGAATAAGTAGCTTATGAAAAGGACAATGAAGACTGTGGATAAGTATTTATCTAATATGAAAAAGTTAGAAAATCTAGTTAAACGCAATAAACGTTTGATTATTTTGAAAACAAGAATGTGGTAAAAGCCACCGTTCCCAGCGATTCTATCGCTGGTCCCTCAAAAAGAATAGTCAATATAACAAAGTAAGAAATTAAGAATATGGAAAAGACTCTTTATATACCAGGTGATTTGGTTATGACAAACGGCATTCCTATCGGAACCAAAAAGGGAATCGTTTACCAGGTCACAGAAAGTAATGCTAAAAAATATAGAGCAGTGGAAGATGGAAATGCATTCACTGAACTGAAAGGTTCTGTCACTCTTTCCAACCCAAAAGGAAAAAACATTGAAGATGATGGATATCTATTTTGTGACAGTGGCGCATGGGCGAAGGATATTGTTCCTATCCCTCTCACTCCTTCCATCCTAGAGAAGAACGGATGGAAGAATGATGGTTATGATTGTTATAAGTTGCCAACAAAAAGAGCTTATCTGTATATAATAAAAGATACAAAAGTGAATGATGAGTTCTTAGTGTGTGTTAGTTTAGAAATGCACAACTTGGCAAGTGTTAGCTTCGTTCACGAACTTCAACACCTTCTTTACGGATTGAAAATCAACTCAGAAATGGAGATATAAGCGTATGACAAAGGAAGAATATGAAGAAATGCGTAACACCATCGACTCCGTAGGCCAATACTTCAACTCCATCGAAGAGCTAACCGTGGTCAGAGATCTTGTAGCAGAAGTAGATGCATCAAACGAAATGGCTATACTAGTAAGCCCTGTAAAGCTGGATATATCCCTCCAGGGAATAAGCAGTGATGGAGACGAAGACATCACCAAGTATCTCGATGCAGAAACAATCCTCTACATCAGAAATGCTATCCTCCGAAGATTAAATGGCCGTATCGCATCCTTCGAAAATCAGATAGAAAACATTAATTACACCAAACGTAAAACAAAGAAAAAGTAATAGAACTATAATTATTTTAAATATTTACAATTATGGAAACTACAACATTAAAGCTGTACATCGGTACAAAAATGGTGCAGGCAGAACCAATGGTAAAATCTGCTGCAGTAGCCAAAGGTTGGGCAAGACCATCATCAGAAGGAAACGAAGACGTTCCTGGCTATCACGTCCAGTACACAAACCCTGATGGCAGCATCTACGATTCATGGTCGCCAAAGGACGTGTTTGAGCAGTCTTATCAGATAGTGGAAAACTTCAAAGACCGCCTCTTTACTGCAAAATTGAGACTAAACATGCTCATTGCAGAGGCTGAGATCATATTAAATTCTGGCTTCAAGTTTCTCAGTGCATCGAATGTTTTAAAAGAGTTGAGAATTATCAAACAAGAATTAGAACAATGAAGATAAAAATAATCAAACCAACGAAGTGCGCTCAGGATGTTCACGAAACAACCAAATATCCACGCCCATGGTTTAAGCCGAAGCCAGAGCTTCCAGCAGGTACGATTTTGGAGGTGAGTGATGTATGGTTGAATTTCTCTGGTCAATATTATCGCTGTCAATTGCCAGAAGAAACGAAAGATAAAGGCTATTCCCTTCCGTGGTACGACATCCCAATAGAGAATGCTGAAATATATAAAAGTTAAATTTAAATCATAACAATTATGGCTGTAGTAAATGTAGATTATTCAGAGTTCGAAACCTTGAAGAATCGAGTAAAGGAATTAGAAGAGACCGTAAAAGAGAAGGATAAGACCATCGCTTCCCTCAAAGACGGTTCCAGAGTTATCATCCGCAAGGAAGTGCAAATAGAGTACGAGAGATACCGTGACCCATTCTACGAAATGGGTGGCATTGACAAAGACCCTTTGTATTCACAAGATGATAAGCCAAGACGCACAATTGAGACCTCTGAGTCTTACCTTGGCTTTGAAGATGTGCGCTTGAAGATTGAAGATAAAATGAAGGACGAGATAAACCGTAGCATCAAGCAGCGAGACGATTCACGCGAAAGTTACGAATCCTCTGTTCAGAAATATAAAGAAAAAGAGAAAAAGTTGGATGACAAGGAAAAGGCTCTCAATGATGAGTATGCCAAAAAGGAAGCAGCTCTCATTTCTGAATATAAGGAGAAGGAAGAAGCACTTGAAGCAGCCTATCTAGACAAAGGCAAGGCGTTTAAGCGACAATTAGAAGCGGATTATATTAGTTATAAGAATCAAGCAGGTCGTTTGCCATTGATCAACAAGAATGCAAAAGAAGCCCTGTCTCTCCTCAATGCCAATCGCTTCTTCAAGCCAAAAGGTGTTGAAAGCATTCTGGCACAGATAATTCAAAAGTGTGAACAATAAAAAAATACAATTATGGAAGTAACAATAACATTAATTATCTGCCTCAGCGTGGTCTTCATTATCACGCTAGGCATCATTTCTTGCACGTTAAGAGACAAGAACTTCAAAGTTCGCTTTGATGACAGGAACAAGCGTTTAAGTCGAATTATTCAAGAGCAGCGTGATGAACTTATCAAATACAGAGAGGCTATCAAAAAAAATGATGCCAATCTAGAAAGATCTCTAGAGGTGTTAGCTTCTGCTTCCGATACTGTCAACAAAAAAATATCTCGGTTGAAAGATACGGAAGAACTTTTAGCAATGGTCAAGGTCGAACTTGGAGATTTGAATTTGGGAACAGATAAGATTTCTAAGAAAATGGATGAAGCTATTCGGTCATTCTCTTCATGCGTAAAGAAAATTGAGAATAATAATGAGGTATCATTCAAACACTTTGAACAATATCTTGTCAATCGTCCTTCATACCTCTCTAAGGAAGAGAAGAAGCATTTTAAGGAATACATGCAATCATGTGCTAGAGGCTATACATTTATTAGCAATATGCCAAACAAAATGGACTTAGATTTTATTTGTGTTGAAGATGTAGATAAAGCACTTGAATTTGTAGGTAGAGACCAATGGGATTTATTATACATTAAATGCCCATCAGAAGAAGAATATGCCAATGGACAGAATACAGAACGAAATCAGTAAACTTCGCCATGAGCAGCATTTGCACGAAAGACTGCAAGAAGCCCAACTTCGGCAGATAAAGCGTGAGCACGATGGTCTTCACAAGTGGATTACCATTAAGCCAAATCTCAGCCTCCTCTGCCGGATAGACGAAAAAGGTAATCTCCTCCCCAAGGAACAGGAGCGCATCAATAAGATAAAGAAAACATTAGGCATCAAGTAATATGAGTGAACAGGCAGCCCTCGCATTTCGTAAGCTAGTAGCTTCCATGCGAACTTTAGAAAAGCAATATTGGGCACGTAGAGATAAAGGCGTCCTACGCCAATCCATTGAACTGGAAAAGCGAGTTGACGAAACCATCATGAAGGTTGAACCAAAAAACGTACCGCAAACTGACAATGGGAACTTCTTTATCCTGGTAGCTGAACTTCGGGTGGCAACTAAGCAGTATTTCTCTGAGAAGAAGAAACCTGATCCTGACAAAGAACTGGTGAAGACTCTCTTTAATACCATCAAGGAGAAGGAAGCAAAGATTGATAAGCAACTCATCCATTTTCAGGAAGAAGACTTTCGCAAACAAGGCTACACCATTCAGTACCACGTCATGGAACGTCCATACAAATGCCCTCCTCATAGCCTCTTCCAGTCAACTGATGAAGAACTGGCGAATGTGATGTTTAATGATTACTTACGCCATCCCACACCCGGTACAATGATCTTCAGGATGAAAAAGTATATCGGCAAGGATGGAAAACCTCTCTCAGACGAAGAAATCAATAAAATATTGTATAACAAATAAAAAACAAAGAATTATGAAAAAATCAGAAAAGAAAGAAGAGTCTGCACAAAATGTTGCAGACAAAGTAAACAAAGCAACTGAAAAAATCATCGGAACAGGTAATTATCAATCTCTCCGCTCTCGCTCCTCAACCTGGTTTGAGTGCAAAGTAAGATACGAAAAAACACGTGAAGATGGCTCCGAAAAAATGACAACGGAACATTACACTGTAGATGCGCTCTCTTTCACCGAAGCAGAAGCAAAAATCATTGAAGAAATGGCAGTCTACGTCTCTGGTGAACTGAGGGTAGATAACATCAACAGAGCTGCCTATGGAGAAATTTTCTTCTCCGACATCTGCGATGATGATCTCTGGTTCAAGGCTCGTCTTGCCTTCATTACCATTGATGAGAAGAGTGAAAAGGAGAAACGTTCCTACGTTACCTATCTCGTACAGGCAAAGAGTCTAGAACGTGCTCGCCGCTATATTGACGAGGTGATGGGTAAAACCATGATAGATTACGAGGTCAAAGGCCTCAACGAGACTAATATTATGGATGTTTTCGAACATAAATCATCTTCTGACGAGAAAAAGGATGAGAAGTCCGAAAAATAAGTAGTAATCTTGCGCATTTCGGTCTACTATGGCCGAAGTTGCGCAAGTTATCACTTTTTATCCTCATTTTTCTCGTACCTTTACCCACATTATTAATATATAACATCAATCATATATGAAAAAGTTGAAACGTTTAATCATTTACCTACGCCTCTGGTTTATCCGCCAGATGGGTTACAATCTCCCATCCCTCCGTGAGGCAACCTGTATCGTTCCCGGTCAACTTTATGACCACTTTGGCCGTGTTGTCAGGGCAGTACCAAGTAAGATGCCTGCAACTGATAATGGAGACAGCAAAGAACAGAAAGATGTTCCTGATCATTGTCTTCAGTGCGATCTGTACAACAAGCACATTCCTTGCTCCTTCAATCATCGCATGGCCAACGGCAACGACATCTGCGAGAATCATCATTTCGAAATCATCTGCCTCAACTCTGGCAACATTTAAAGACTACTCATTATGGAAATGCAAAAAACAAGATACAAACTCGATAAGAAAACCGGTCATCTTCTAGAAGTCCCTACTAAGAAGCAGGTTCGTGAAAACGTTAAGAAGATTCGTGAGCAAAAGGGAAATGATCAGTTGCCTCAATCTCCAGTCACGATACATGAGACTCAGGCAGAGAAAAACTTCAAAAAGGTTCAGAAGGTCATCGACCGCATGCACGCCAAGGCGAAACTGCCTGATTTCCTCTCCATGGCTCGCCATAAGTTCCTCTCCACCGTCTGTGTCATCAATAAGCCGGGCAAACAGCGTAGTCTCCTTCCCGATAAGAAAGGCCGCTTCGTCATGCTCTGCCATGGCAAGATGGCTAAAGTTTTCACGGCTGATGTTTGCCTACTCGTTAAGATTCAGAAGTCCATCATCAAGAAACATGAAATGGCACCAGGTGGAGAAGTGACCACAGAGCATTGGCAGGATGGTAGCTGGAGTATCGTTCCATGCAGAGCAGACAAGAGTAATTACACCACCATACAGGAGGTTCGTCTTCGTCCATGGTTCTTTCTCCACCGCTACTGGTATGAGATTTCCTTCGATGGCAGAGTAGAGCCAGCTATGATGCTGAACGATTACGGCCTCAACCCTACTCTCAGCAAGAAGCATTTCTATGTTACCAGAGAATACGTCAAAGTACGAAACCAGGATGCTGAAAACGACTATTTCCGTTTCTGGCTCCATAAACCTACAGATCATGAAGCTAACAAATGATGTCATTATTCTCAATCGTCCTCGCGTTCAGAAGCGAGGACTTGCCCTTAATATCTCTGGGCGTATCACTCTGAGGTCTAGTCCTTGCAAACTGCTGGATCTCCATCCGGGTGATAAGATTTGTTTCTGTTTCTATACGCCAAGTAAGCAGATGTATGTAATCAAGTCCACACCGGAGTTAGAAGCTAAAGATGTATGCATCAAACTGTCTGGCCGTAAGGGACAGCTCCATGCCAGTAATGTTTCTACCGTCAGTTTCTTGCTTAGCTATGTACCGAATATCCCGACTGGTACTAAGCAGATAGAACTGGTTACGGCAAATGAAACTATAAATCTCGATGTAGATGGCGTCAGTTGTCCAGCTTTGGCTATCGTCAACAGGGCCGACAGCGAGCATTGCCGATAGTAAAATATTAAACATTAAGAAATATGCAACAATCAATTAGATACAAAGGCCTCAGCCTCACTCCTGATGAAATGGCAGTAGAAAACGGTGCGCTATCCCTCTGCGGCAATCTAGAGCTGCATGATGGCGCATTGCGCCCTTCTATTGTCACAGGAACACCCCTCTCTCAGCCACTCACCATTAATGGTGTAGTGGCTAAGATTCTTTATGTACACGAAACTGGCAATTACCGCCATCTCATAGCCATAGCCTCATCAGCCATCTACTGGTTTCTTCAGGATGGATCTCTTGGCTCAACCACCCCTATCAAGTCCTTCGACTACGAAGCATCGGTTCTTTCCGTTAATTCCATCGGTAATACGCTTATCATTGTAGCTACAGATGGTATTCACTATGCTTTATGGGTGGATGGTGGCTATAAATATCTGTCACAGAAGCCTCCATTCGTAGAAATCGCCTTTTCTATTTCCGATGATTACCCAGAGAACTACAGTAATGGTGGAATAGTAACAGAAGGTAGTGTTAAAGGTTTCCGGGAAGTCTTCCAGCAAACCACATACTCCTGCAATGACGTTTTTGATAAGGTAAAAATTTCCACGAGCATAACAGATCTTTTTATCAGAGAATTTGAATGTCTTACAATTAAAGAAGACAAGCAGTCCGATCTTACACAGAGCATCTATGCACTTGTCAATCGAACAAACAATCTTATTGCTCGTAATGGACGTTTCTATGCAAATTTCTTTGTTAGATATTGCTATAGAATGTTTGATGGTTCCATGATTATGCACTCTTCACCTGTATTTATACCAGTGCAAATTCCTGATAGCTATATGGTGCTGTCGGCTAACGCTTTATCAAGTTTTACTAATTATGTCGTCGATACCAATGATGACTTTACCCTTCAGCGCATAGATGGAAATAATAACAAATTCAGTGTACATATCACAAAGGCAGCATTTATTTATTATCCACGAAATGTAGATTTAAACTATACTATACTGGACGCAAAACGTGAAGAACTTGAAGAATGGAAGGATGTCATCAAATCGGTAGATATATTCATTACGCCTCCTATTTCTAACGTTGACACATCTAAGCAAATTTCAAGTATCAGGTATAATAGAAGAAATTTCATGCTAGGAAAAGGTTTACTATCACTCACTTTTGAAACATCTCTCACTTCTGATGAAGGTAAACAATATATTGGAGGCGCTTCTGTAGATTTCCCTTCACTTAGTCCAGATGCCTATCGTAACAAATTAAAGAACACCTCTGCTTTCTACAAGGTCTGTTCGTTGAAACTATCAGATTTAGCAATTTGCTCAGCGAAGAAATTACCTGTTGACAAGAATGCAGTCTATCAGGTATCATTACAGGAACAGATGAAGGATGACTACAAAACTCATAACTCGCTCTTCGCACAAGGTGGCTATGTCTATAACCACCGCCTCAATCTGTACGGCTTGAAAGAGAAACTGTTTCAAGGATTCAGCGGTTATGTTATGCTACCAGGTCAGTACAACCTTAAATACAATGATAGTACGAATTACCAGGGATTAAGGTACAAAATTCAGAAAATTGTAGTTAGCCTCAACACCACTTCCGGAACGAAATATGTTGAAAGTAGCGACAAATTCTTCTCTCGTCAGGATATTGATGGCTTCATGATCGGCAACCTTGTCAAGTTCTACCCGGATTCCAGAGCTGATAAAATGGCTATCTTCTGTAAGGATTATTCTGATAATGATGCCATCTTCGTCTTCCCTCTGGAACAATGCGAAGAACTGAATGGAGCCATGCACATGGGAGATTTCACCGACATTTTTTTAACCGACAATTTCGAGCAATATAGGGTTGATTCGTTTGATTATACGGTTGATGATGTAGTGGAACTGTCCAATAAGATCTACACATCAGAGTCTGACAATGCCTTCTATTTCCCATTAAACGGAATCAATACCGTAGGTATCGGAACCATACAGGGAATAGCCTCCACCACGCGTGCGCTCTCTCAGGGTCAGTTTGGTCAGTACCCATTAATGGCATTCTCTACCGATGGTATCTGGGCGATGGAAGTCTCTTCCAAAGGCACCTATAGCAGCATCCACCCGATTAGTCGTGAGGTTTGCAGCAATCCGAAGTCTATCACTCAGCTTGACCAGTCCGTGCTTTTCGCCACAAACCGCTCAATCAGTCGCATAGCAGAATCTCAGGTGGTTTCCATGTCCGATGTCTTAGATGGTCCCGGCTTCAACATTTCCGGTAGCCTAGGTAAGTTCCTCAACTTCTTCGTTGATGCAGAAGGGGATAGCGAATCTGTCAAGACTATCAAGGCTCAGATGCGTCAACTCATAGATTTTACTTCATCGCCAATAGAGTTCTTCCAGCGTTGTCAGGTCATCTACGACTACAAAAACTCTCGCATCTTCTGCCTGGATGTTACACAGACGAGTAAGACCTCTACGGCTGATACGGTGGCACTCTGCTATTCTATCAAGGATAATGCTTGGAGCACTTTCCTTATACAGAACGTGCTCACGGCAATCAATTCATACCCACACCCCTACATACAATATAGGGATGGCAGCGTGATGGTGCTTGATAAGGGTTACGATTACGAAGATACAACAGAGTATCATGGTATCATAGTTACTCGTACCTTGAAGTTCGATGAAGATAACGTACCTGATTCCATTACAGGCTATATCCATTCCCTCACGTCTGGCAGCATACCAATCATGTGGTTATATGGTAGCAATGATAATCAGAATTGGCATTACATCGGTCGCTTGGGCGGCATGAAGTCCAGCTACATGGCTACTCACAGCTATCGTTTCTTCCGCATCGCCCTATACCTGAAGATGAAATCCATGAATCAATACTTTGCTACGCGCCTCGAAATCATCAGGCGTTTCAGCAAGTTCTAAAAAGAAAAGCCACCGTTCCATGGCTTTCTAAGCCATGTCAAAAAAACAAGAGCCTTCGCAAATCAGGAGTAATCCCGAAGCGAAGGCTCTTTCCATAAACACACCTAAAACGAAAGAAGAAAAAAGTTCTAGCAGAAAAGCCACCGTTCCAGGCGATTCTATCGCCTGTCCCAATAGCCTCTTACGTAAAACTCGGCCGTCTCAAAGTATAGTTATCCCGGCTCAGCAGGTTGCTCTTAATATTATTGAAGTCTGCTGTAGCACTATTCCCATACTGTCCAGCCTTGTCTGCATACTGATCCTGCAAAAATTGGCTCATCGTATAGTCAACCATATACCGGTGCATATTGCTCTTAAGCGCATCCGTCACAGCCACATTCCAGTTCGGAATCTCCAGTTTCAGGGTAACAGTCTCATAGATACTTTCCTCCCGATCATTACCAGCCTTATTCACGGTAGTAGTCACTTCCTCATCTTCCTGTCCGATGATGCTTGTTGTCACTACCTCCGTCCAAGTTCCGTTCTTGTTATCGGTGTACACATACTTCTTCGTACCCTTAACAAGTCGCTCAAGATTGTTGTTATCCTCCACACGTCCGGTAGTCAGATAACGCTGAGCTGCAACCTTGATATTGCCGATGGCTTCTGTTACTGCGCGATTAATAATGCTGCGAGTCTCTTTACTGTCAGGGCTTTCAATAGTGGCTCTGATGTCCTTCTGGGCATCATCCACCAGTCCCTGGCTCAACACATAGCATCGAGCCAATATGTCATTGCATAGCTGCTCCATGCTAAAGTTCAAAGTAATTAGTTTACTATCCATATTTCGAAATATTTAGATGATTAATAAATCTACCTCAGTTCATAAGGCGGCCTACCTCCGCTCCAGTCTACATGATCATGATGGAAGTGTTGCGAAACGAAGTCCTGATTACGCTCTGATCCTTTCAGCCCTCTCTGCTCATCCTTGTCTACCGCATCCTCATTTCGAGCCTCAGCATCAAGAGTATTGCCATCCTTTACTGTTGCATCAGAGCCTCTAGCCTCAGCATCCAAAGAATTGTCTTCCTTGCCTACACCGTCCGAAGTTCTTGCCAAAGCAGATTGCTCATTCATCTGTTTATCAGAATCATCCTCGCTTCTCGTTGAAGTAGAAGAGGAAGAAGCATCCTTTTCCATTTCATCCACTCCCCTTCTCTCTGTAGAAGAATATCTATGATCCTTTACAACAGCTTCAGAACCTCTGGCAACAGCATCAACTGCCGAAGACCCTTCTTTCTCTGTATCGTCAGCAGTTCTTGCAGCCTCAGCAAAGCTAAAGTCTTTCTTTAACAAAATCTCCTTAATTACGTCAAGGTCACTCGCTCCCATACTGGCATAGTCCGTATGGTTCATATCCGGGAAATCACTCAGCCATCCGGCAAGGATAGCATGAACCAGATAGTTCTGTATTTGGTTCGTCAGAACCCCACTTAGTCTAGGTGGCCAAGAAGCCAAAGTCTTGATGGTAATTGAGAAATCATCAGCCAGTGCCTGTAGGTCAAACTGCTGTGTGGTCGAAGAAGAGAATCTTGCCAAGAAGTTTTCCAAGTCGGTTATCGCCTCCCGATAGTATATATCCAGTTTCGCTTCCTCGCCATCACTCGCCCAGACGGTCTGAAAGTCCACCTCCGGGTTATGCTGCGCAATCGTGGCAGATAGTCCCTCTACCACGCCCATCACGCTCTTTTTCACTATTTTTATAGTTATCGTTTTCATAAGCCTTATTTCTTTCTATGCCACAACCAAATCAGCAAACCAATCACTGCAACTACCAGGGTCCAGATGATCTTGGCTGTATACTTCCCCAGGGTAATATACCTCTGTTCTGCCTTGCTCAGTTCTCTACTCAATACATGGATAGAGTCCTGCTTTAACCGAATCAGACTGTCCTTTTGCACGATCAAGAGTTGATATTTATCCACCTTCTTACTCATAGTAGAGATAGAATCCTGTAGCTTCGTCACCTCTTTAGTGTCTCTATGGGTCACAACAGAGTGCCAACTTTCTGTTTTGATAGGCTTTCCGTTCTGGTCTACAGTGGTCGAAGTACTATCCTTTGTATGAGTTGTCTCCTTGGTCGAAGTCTCATGCTCCCGGTTACGGTATGTAGCCATCTGCTCGAAGGCTGATATAAACCGCTCCTGCCAACTGGCATCCAAACCCTTGCTCACAGTGTTGTCTGTGATATAATGCTCCTGCATCACGGTTTTCGTCTTGCAGCTCGTAAGGAAGAGTACAGAGAAATAAGCTATCCATACAAACAGATAGATAATTAAATGTTTCGATTTCATAAGCTATGAGATATTGAGTGCTCGCTTTGACCTTTTCAAATACTCCTCGCATTCGTCCAGACCATTGTAGCCACCGTTAATTTTCCGTCTTATTGCTTTCAGATTATCCTCGTCAGCCAATTCATTGCATCCGAAAGTATCGAATATCCACATCGATGAACGTGTGGCACCAAGAGGCTGTTCTAGCAGTCCAGGCTTCTCCACTACATCATAGCCACAATATCCGGCATACTTGCTATAGTTGGCTCGCCCTGTTATCTGTATCAGCCCACGCCCCTTATACCTTACACCATCACCCTTATGGGTGTTACCAAGGTCTTTTCTTCCCTCATACGCCTTTCCGCTGGCAATCTCCTTGGTATATCTCAGTTCACCACTTTCATGTGCAATTTGAGCCAAGTAGTGCGCCCATCTCAAAGGCGTGTTTATTTCAAACTCCTCGGCAAATTGGTTCAGGTATGGCAGAAACTTCTCTGCCCTCTTCCCTGCGTTAGGCATTGCCATCAGCAGCTGCTCTAATCTGATTTCCTTCATTTCCATTTTCTTTATTGTTTTTATATTCTTGATACTTCTTAAACATCGGGAATTTCTCTACGAATCCTAGAGTAAGCGCATAATAAGCATATTCCACAAGTTTATAAAATGGCGTATCAGGCACTAGCATCCGCCTCAGGTTCTTCAATATGTTGGTCGTGAACAGATAGGTTGCAGCTATACACACCCACTTCACGCAAAACAAGGCCTCAGTATCCGAATGCAGGAAGTGACCGATAATAAACAATGCAGCCACCGTCACAAAGAACACCGCACAACAGACAAAGAACATTCCGAATTTCTTCCAGCTCCATTCTTCACCGTTAAACACTGCAGCCACGATGCCGAACACCAGGTTCAGCCCAAATAATACCATCATGGCAATCATAAAATCCCTGATGGGAACCAGCAGACTCAGAAAGGTCCATATCGTCCCAATTAAGTAACCTCGAATATCATTCATTTTCTTTTTCATTTATCCGTCCCCACTCCGTTATGGAAACGATGCAAATATAAGCCATCATTCCCAATTATCTGTGATAAGTTGCGCAACTTCATACGAAATTCAAACGAAAAAAGAGAACACAAGCCCATTTTCCGCCTGCATTCTCTTCTTCTGATAGTTTTCTTTTATATATCTTAGGTCATTATGGAATTTCCCACAAACTCAACATTCAACACTCAACATTCAACATTTCAATGGTTGAAGTACCCCCAAGCCTTACAATGGCCATAAGGGTTATCATCATCCCTCAGCCAGTTCACGGCTAGATCCACCATCCGGTCCATCATCTGCTCCTCGCTGTCCTCCGGGAACCATTTCTTCATCAGATTATAGTTGTCCGAGTAAATCATGTTCAGAACCACGGCAAAATCCCATTGGTTGTAAGGTCTGATCTCGTCCTTCACCGTCTCATAGATCTCCTGAGTCTTAGCTGCGGTATAGTAAGGAGCACGATGCTCTACCTCCTTGTCATCCTCAAACACCATCTTCTTGATCTGAGCCTCAGCAAAGAAGTCGTTGAAGTGGCCGTTACCCACAACCCCATAAATCTCCTTATAGAGTTTAAGAAGGTCATCTTCCGTAGCGTGCATAGCCACAAACTTGCCGATGATCTTGGTTACCTTCACCATCTGCTCCGGTGTGGCATCACTCTGATATTTTGTGATAAGTTCTACTAGATTCATATCATTCTTGTTTTTGTGATTTAACAAATTTGAAAATCTCATCCAGCTTGTTTTCCATCTTATCGAGTCGCTGGTTAGTTCTCTGCTGGTCACGAAACGAAGTGTCCAGTTCTGAGAGAAGTTGATCACAGTCCTTTACGGTCTGCTCGAAGTCCGGCATCTTATTGATGATGTCATTGGCTTGGTTCTTCAATGCGTTTACCTCGTTGATGATACTCTCCTTACTACAAGAGATTACAAGGGTGTCACTGTATGCTGTTTGCTCAGTATCAACTACCGAATAGGTTGACTGCTTTCCGTCTTCCGTCTGAACATTCACCTTCACGTTCATGGTGCCAAAATTTGGCATGCCAGGCATCTGTGGCATCATGTTGGGTTTGCTACCACTAATATCAGGGCTTGGAGTATTCATCACTTTACCCTGCTTGAATTTTCTAGTCGCCCGGTCAAACAAAAAGACCGGGAAACCTGCCTTTAAATCTTTAAATATCATAATCGTATCTTTTTAAATGGATAATGCGAGGGAAACGATGGCTAACAAACCATCCACCATTTCCCCCTATAATACTAAGCAGTAGTCAATGCTACGGTTAGACTGTCAAATATGCTCAGGCCTCTAGCCTTTCCGCATACCACATCGTTAGCCTTTTGCGTTCTGCCTACACTGGTGATGGTCACAGCCGTTGGCAGAGCTGTCTGCCCTTGGAAGGCTGCTACCCATCTTTCCGTGTAAATCAACGGCTGTGCTCTCATCATGCTTTTGTTGCCTGTTACAGGCGTAATGATGGAGATAGTTGCCACGATAGGCACAAACACCGTTGTACCGTTAAGGATAGGCTGATCATAACTGTAAGTTATGCTAGCCTGTGGCTGCACGTTGCCGTTCACGCAATAAGGTCTGCAAAGCTTCTCATTGTAAGTAGCTAAGACTGAAACTTGGTTGGCTACCAATGCTGTAGTAGCCAAACCCACTGGAGAAATCTTGTTCATACCACTACGCTTCTGTTTCATTCTTTACTTTTTTACTGATAGCCACCTGATACACCGGCGCCACATCCGCAACCGCCATTCATCAGATTGGCAAAGTAGATGTTCTGCTGCAGCTGTGAGTTCTTGAACTTCAAGTCCTGAATCTCGTTGGCTTGCTCCTGGCTCCAATGCCCTGTCAAGGTGTCAATAATACGCTGAGTGTTGTTCTCACCTGCACGGACGATGTCACACTTGTCTTGCTGCATCTGGAAACCGAGGTTCGAAGCTGCTCTTTCTATACCAGTGTTGGTATAGCTAAAGCCCTGCTGCATCTGGTTAACGATGTCCTTCTGGCCCATCTGGTTCTCATAACCCATACGGATAATGTTCTGCTGCGTCTGGCAGCAGCAATCCTTAAGCGCAATTGTCATCTGCAAGTTACCCTGCGAAATAGCGTTGATTACTCGCTCTGCCGAGTATCCTACCTGACCGCCAAGCTGCTGGATGCCTGCCTGGATGCCACAGATAGAGTTCTGCAAGGCGTTGAAGTCACAGTTCAGATTGCTTGCCAACATCTTAAGGTCGTTGCCGTTACCCTGGATGGCACCCATCAGCAAGTTGCTATTCTGGTTGTCTGCCATCTGGTTGCGCAAACTCTCGATTTGACCCTGAATCTCCGCACGCTGCACGTCTGCGCCATTGTCACGATTGTTCCAGTCTGCACCATACATATAGCGCATCATGCCCATCATCATCATGTAGGCGAAAGGATTGTTCCACATATCGTCATCGTCACGGTTACGCATCATAGCCGCCATTGCCAAAGGATTGCTGTCACGATTTGCCATCGCTCCAAGCAAACCACCCATCATTGCATCGTTGCAACAAGAGGTAGTCTTAATTACTTCTTCTGCCATAATTCCTAAAGTAATAAAAGTTGTACATTTTGTTTATTCACACATGTAATCGATTACGGCAGCAAAGTTATCCCAAAATATCTACATGTTTCATAACTCTGTCAAACATTCTTTTAGTGGCTGATTTCCAAAGATTTAAGGTGACATAAACCCATATCAAAAAAGAGAAGCCTCATCAGCTTCTCTTCATTATTCTGTTATTTACCCATAAAATAAGTGATGATGGTTCCAGCAATCGCTATCACATTGATAAATGTTAGCCACGCAAACAACCACTTCTTGCGTTTATAATCTCCTGTCCACCAAACAAAGATATTAAACGAAACGCTCAACATTATAATGATAGCACACTCTACAAATAAAAATGTTACCATATTCATATCGCTTATCCGTGTTGCGATAGGGCTTAGTTCTTGTTTCTTTTCAGTCTTTTCTTGATAAACTCTCTAACATCCCATTTCTTGAAGAAATGAGAATGATCGCCAGCATTCCCCACACTTTCCAGCTCCCCATCAGCGATAGCCCTTCTTAGGGTAGATTCGCTGATATGCGCCTCTTTCTTTACCTGCCCGGCAGTCATATACGGATTCAGCATGAACGGAATCTGTTCACAAAGATTGTCCAGATCGTCATCGCTCATACCGCAAGCCGTAACCTTCTCCCCATTCTTTTGCTGTTCTGCTGCCTTAAAGCAAGCATCGCTCAATGATTTCAATGCCCATCCCAGGGTATCATAATTCAGTACCTTCTTCATAAATCTTCTTTTTTCAATATTATTCCTAAAAATCTCTGTTATTCTCCGATTATCTCCAGCATTCTCTATCAGGAGCAAATCTTTCTGCCCATCTTCGTTTCATTAACAAACATTTTAGCAAAGCTATACAAATAGAATATAGCTGTCACGGCCATGACCGTAAAGCAGGAATCCACCATATCTTTAGTTGTGTACCAATTCCACTCTACAATATGAGCCGCATTGATACCTAAGAAGTATATAAATGGAATGCGATACCGCTGGCACAAGAAGAAAAATCTACTTGCCAGTATCGTCACCATCGGCAGGACGTAAACCATGAAATAAATAAAGATATAGCAAGGCATATTTTCATTATAGGGGATAAACATCTCACGGGGATGCTGAGAGAACTCCCATATTCCATAAGCGTGAAAGCACATAATCATGATAGGCACATACTTACAAAACCATCTGAAAAACTTCAATATTCTTCTGCTATACCGATTACCATGCTTCTTAAGCATATTCATCAGTTCTGTCACATCAATGTCCTTTATCAACCGTTGGACTTCGGCTTCTTGTTCTTGTGTCATAAAAAACCTCCTTTTCTTAGTTGTTGATTACAATTATAGTTCTTAAAGTAAGAATTTGGCGCAAAATTACAACTTTCTGCGCATTTTTATTCATTTTGCGCAATATCTTATAGTTAAACTTTGTTAAAGTAACAATCTGTAAGCAAATTATTTTTGAAAGGGCTCCGATCATACAGATTGCAGCTCATTTGTTATGTACATCTGTGAGAATAGTGATTGACCTATAAATAATAAGGTGTAGCCCTATAAAGAGTTACACCTTATTATATTTATACCCATCTGATCATAGCTTATTCTCCTAACATAGAGTTTACCATCCCTTTAATGGCTTCATCGGTCATGCTCTCTTTGACAGAGGCATCACCGCTAATCGATTTCATCAGCATGCCTATCCAAGGATTGTCACTCTCCATGGTAGATTGCATCTGTTCCTTGTAGGCATCATAAAGCTCGCCCGATTCCTTGTATTCCAAAAGAACCGTGCGCAAGGCTTTCACCACGTAGTTATCCATCAGCAATGGATTGTCCATTGCCGATGAAAGTTTGGTAAGAAGCACTGCAAGTGCTTCATGTAATTGTTTCTTATTCTTCTTCATATATCTATTTTTTAAGTTTCTAAACTCAGAGACTTAGAGTTTTCATCTCTGTTCTCTTTTTGTTCGTCTTCCTTTGGCTCGTCAACCTCTCGGAAGTCCTCGGGCGTGTCAAGGTGGGGAACGTCCAACTTCTCCCCACCAATGAAATACGAATACCCTAGATAAATCTCTTTTCCATAGTTCGTACCATCTGCAATGCGCTCGAACGTCTTGCCATCATCAGCGATGATGTGCTTGTCGTTGTCTTTGTCTATCTTCATATCCTAATCGTTTATATTGTTAATCCATACTTCTGTCTCTCCTCGTCCGTCAACTCGCTCCAACCGACAATCTTATCTTTGTAGGCACTCCAGTTCGTTGCCGCCTTGTATGCCTCTATCGCTGAATCTGGAACGTATATTTTAAACTGACCTACGTCGTCCGGAATTGTGCCACTATCTATAGTGCAAGGTGTGGCAGTTCGGGCGATGAGCTTCTGCATATTTTCACAATATCTGTAGATGATTTCATGGCTAGCATTGGACTCTTTGCAGAGTGGCAGAAAACCGACCTTCAAGGCTGTGCTTCTGAATACGCCATAAAACCTACGAGTTTTCACGTTCTTATCAAACAAGTTGTACGGGAATTCCTCTAGATTGGAACAATTCTCGAAAAGTCCATTACCAGATTCATCTATGGTGAAATTTACTCTTACAAGCTTATCAAAAAGCCCTGCTGGAATTTTCTCTAATGAAGTGCAATTGTAAAACAATCCGGAAGCAGTCTCCAGATTGACTAATGGGTCGAAAAGCCCTGCTGGAATTTCCTTTAAGGAAGTGCAATAAGTAAACATACCACTATGTCTATAATAATGCATTGATGTCAAATCTGTTATCGGTTCAAACAGTTTGGCTGGTATCTCTTTAAGATTAGAGCAATGTTGGAAAAACGCATACACATCACTACTATAGCCATTGTAGAATAAATCATCGCTGATGTATTCCAATTTTACTTGGGAAGCAAAAGAACCAATCCTAGCCTTTGATTTTCCGATGCCCCAAAAAGCCAAAACGACATCTTTGTAAAATGTGATATTTGCTATTTTATCGTCTGCGGAATCTATAGAGATGTTATGCAAAGAATTGCCGTCTGTATATGTATGTGAATGTTCGGAATCCGTTGTTCCATCTCCCCAGTCCATGATTGTGTCATGGAACGAACTTATCTCAATAGTCGTTCCCATTACCAATAATTGCATCTTTCCGTTAGGCTCTGGCTTCATCGTCATTATGTCAAATTCAATATTGTACGACTTTGATATTGTCGTGTCCGAACTAGACTGAATGGTTCCTCTATCTTCGCCTCCACTATATCGTATAACGTAATTGTAGAGTTCTCCTTCTGCCAATGGCACTTTTACCGTTCCCGAAGAAAGGTCGTATGTCAAGCCATTGATTTCCACGGTCGCTCCTTTTATTGCTCCGTACTGGCTTACCACTTTGAAGGTGGCGAATATTGTTTTCAGTACGGTTCTTACTGAAATTGACAAATGAGGGAAAATGCTCTTCACTCTCTCGATGTCTTCCTCAGTAGCTTTAAACACAGTATATTTTCCGCTCAAATATGCGATTGAAGTGTACTCCCCATTGTCTCCGACACCCTTGATGTTCGACAGCTTGTTGAGTATCGTGAAATTGGCTTTCAGTGCATCGATGTTGGTGAATCTTACGTATACGAGTGCATTGTCCGAGGAAAGGATTTTCTCGGCAATGTCTAGTGGCTCGATATTCGGGCAATTCTCTATAACAAGTGTGGTTACGTTCGCCCATGAATCGACTGATAGACCAGTACCAAGCTTCGGCTGGTTCTTTAAAGTCAAATTGGTAATGGTGGCTGGGAGTTCCAAAATTCTAAGCACACCACCCTCAGCAAGATTCACGGCTGTAGCCTTCGTTCCCTTTGCATACACTTCCTCTATGTTCTCACAACCGCTCACGTCAATGCTTGTTGTATAGTTAGGACAGTTCTGAATGTCCAGCTTGTGCAACTTCGCATTGTTGCCAAGCGAGAGAACGCTGAAGTTTCGATTTTGATAGCCTGCCTTGGAAGAGCCAATAATTAACTCCGTGATATTCGTTGCCTTCGATACATCAACTGTGCCAACGTATAGAGCCGACAAGTCGCCAATAGTCTTAATCATAGAAGCATTGTAGATAATTGTCTCGGTGTCGTTGAACTTGATGCCAGCAGGTGCAGTGATAGTCTTCACTTCTCCCTCTCGCATTCTCTCACTCTTGGTCACGCTACCCCAGCGAATGGTTCCATACATTGCCGAGAACGCACCGATGGTGATGTCTGCCTTCGGCTCGACACCTGCCCATACACTCGGTGTGTATGTTCGGAAAGTAATGTAGTCAGACAACGAAGAGCCTGCCTGGAACTTAGAATCCATGTACTTGAATCGGTTGTAGAGCCACCATCTTCTGTGTGCATCTCGACTACCTTGGAGCGCATAGAGAAACGCACCAGTCTTCACTGTCTGCGCAGTTCCGGTGGAATAGTCCGTATATCCGTCAATCAAAGGTGATTCGTACTTGAAGTACCCGTCCTCATTGTAGACGCTCTCGCACCACTTGTCGCTCTGTCTTGTGTTGCAGAACTCGATAATCTTGTCATAGCTTAGAATACCCTTCTGACGCAAGTCTTGGTACATCTTCGTGATGTCGGAAGAAAAAGCCTGTTCCACAAGCTCCCAAAGCAAGGAGTTTGCACCGTTCCACACATTCAAGTTACCGATAATGTCATGTATTTCTATATCGTAGCTAAACTGAATTGCACCCTCGTTATTGATACCGAAGACAGTATCATTATCATAGAAGATAAAAATCCACTTTCCACCAACATAAAATGTTAGGAACTGGTTCTTTGCTCGCTGGTCAACCATTCCAAAAACCAATGTAATGAGGTAATAGAAGAGAATTGTCTTCTTATCGAAATGCTCAGCGAACTCTGCCTTGAACTTCTCTATATTGTCCTTGCATGAAACCACCCAAGTGAACACTTCCCTCATGTGAGAAATATCCTCGTTTCCATCTGGATAACGACCCTCGAAATCATTCTTCCAGCCATCATCTGAAAAGTCTGCCGAACGGAAATTCGAGCGGTCGCTGGTATTGTTCAGAAACTCCCATGATTCGTCCCCCTCCGCAAAACCGAATGTGTTCTCTGCGCTCTTGTCGGTGTTGAAATTGTACTTACCGATGAACAGAGGTGTATCACCTGCGCTAGCACGATGGAAAATCAAGCAAGGCTCTCCGTACACCGTGGTACGTATCAAACCGTTCTTCTTTTGTGGTTCAGTCAAGATGCCCGCCTCCTTGAGCATCCACCCGATATAGTTAGCCAAACCGGTATTGTGTGTTCCGCTTGATTCTGCGAAGTCAGCCTTCCAGCAGAAGTTAACGGCAGGCAAAACGGCATTCTCGTCCAGCGTAAAGGCATCCTCGTGCTTTCCGCTATCCGTCATATTGAAACCCTTCTTAAACTGCCCCTTATAGTTCTTTCGTGGGTAGTACTGTGAAGATGTACCCTGCACGTTCAAAACAACACCATCGGCAGTAAAGCTCTTCTCTGGATGGTTCTTGTCAACGTACTCAATGCTCACAGTTTTCTTGTCTCCCTTAAACTGCGATAACTCGCCAGTAATGATAAGGCAAGGTATCTGCTCCAGCATCTTAGAATAACTCAAATTGCCGTATGTATCATAGACTTGATTACGGTTGAAAATAGCCAGTTTCTTGTCTATATCGTCCATATCTGCAATATAGTTATCCAGTAGCTGCTGTGCATTGAGGTTGTTAGAGTAGCTCCTGATGTTGTAGATGTCTATTGCGGCTGTCGATGATACTACGGTTATGTCCACTGGTGATGGCTGAACGAATCCGTCATTGGCTGGGTATTGCAGTGACTGCGATTTGATACCGTTGATATAAATCTGCATCAATCGGTTGTTAGCTCGCTTTTCAATCACGAAGGACACACGCACTCGCTCATTCTCCTTGTACTTGGTCTCCAGTGTGGACTGCTCCGAGGTTAAGGATATTGTGTTCGGGGTCAATCGCAAACCAATGCCGCCCTGCTGACAAGAGAGAACAACACCTTCATAGTCTATAACTTGGCGAACAGCAAACTCAATCTCTATGGTCTTGCCAGTCTGTCTGATGTCATTAGAGAATAATTTCAAAGGAATGGTCATTGCTGCTCCACCGCTCAATCGCATGGCTGTGTTGCCGTCCTTATCGACTATCCATCCGTTGGTTATGTAGTTCATTTCAGAGAACGAAGCCGCAATTCCGTTGTTCTCCCATGTTTCCTTGTCTGTGTCTTGATTGCTCCTTCCCTGCGATGTCAGGAACAACTCAAGGTTCTGAGTTTCTGCCTCTGATGTGATAGAAGACTTGTCTACAGTCAATGAGAATGTCTTGCTTACACTTCTGCAAGTTATCGTCATAGTAGCATCACCTTGGCTCATCGACTTGTATACCCACGATTGCTGGGTGCGGTCAACCTTTCGGGTTGCCACAATAGAGTCATTAATCTTCAAGGTAATGTCTGCTGGGTTGTTCAGTGGGTCATAGACCACAAAAGGAATAGAAACTGTCTCATACTGCTTCATGTGTATACGTTCCATGGTGCTAGCGATGATTGGAGTTTCGTTTCCTTGTTCAATACAGACGAGTGCAAAGTTAAGATGGTTACTCTCCAGTTCCGAACCCTGCACGGATGCGGACAGATAAACTTCCAGGCTATGCGCTCCGTGCTCTTGCGCTGGAATATCAAAAGTCTGCTGACGGTTGTTGACCTCAGTTTCTTCTTGGTGTATCTCCTTGCCGTCCAAAATAATGTGTACGGTCTTCTTGATGTTGCCGATAGGAGTGTAAACGAAAGGTATAACACCTTCGTACGCAGTCACGCTGTCGAAGCTGGAAGATACCATAAGGTTGACCATCGTCACTTCGTAAACATAGCTTCTAGAACTTCCCTCTGCATTGTCTATAGTAAATCTAATCTCGGTTACATCCTCCCCGATGTACCTAGTTACGTCTATAGTGTATGTATTACCAGAGCGCAAGGTTATTCTCTCACGCTGCTTACCTGCAACATAGACAGTGCAAGAACCACTAACCTGAGAAAGGTCACCTTCATTCTCGTAATAAGACAAATACTTAAACTTAAAAGTCTCTGTACTCCCGGCGGTCGTATACTCGCTAGGTGTGACTAATATTGTATTTTTCATTGTCGCTTGTGTAGCTCCTGTGTTCGGAAGCTGAACTTGCGATACAACTAAATCTTCGTACTTTTCCGTGTCGGAATTATACTTTTTCATGGATGCTTCGTCTGCAAATATTTGCAAAAACTTCTTATCTTTAATTTGTACGCATCCACCCTTCTTGGTGAAGGTCTTCTTGATGAGTTCCTGAACTCGTCTTCCTGACACTGGAAGGTTTCCTGTACTAGCATCACCTCCCCAGTCAGTGTCTAGAGTTATTGGATTGTCAAAAACTTTTCCCATTGTTTATAATTTTAATTATTTTTCCACCCTTCGTTATCTATCCACGGTTTCGAATTTATCCAACGACCACTCCCGAAGCAAGAGCGAACCGCCTGCCAAACTAGTTTCGTACCTTGATATACTGCTGCAATAATCCTGCCCTTGGCTAGTATTATAGCGATGTCATGCCCAAATGCCCGAATCATACCTATTCCTCCTCATAGACAAAATAAATCTTGCTTTCGTCCTTGTTGATGGAATTATATTCATTCTCTCCGAGGACGACAAGTCTGTTTTCTAAGCCGCTGAGTTTGTCACTCACTGCTTTCTGAGACATTACCTTATCCTCAGACTTTCCTGATTGCTGAACCACTTCCAGCAAAGTAGAGTTTACCCAGCTATTGCCATTCTCAGAATAAAGCACATTGATACCCTGAGGAACGACGAGATCACCAAAGTTTTTATACGTACCGGCTTCGGTCGCAAAATAATACATCTTGGCACCGATAACCTTTGCTGGCACAGTGTCAAGACTAGCCACGCCCATATACGTGGCACCTCTTATGAGTTTAAACTTCTCAATAAGACTCGTTATCAACTCATCCCAATAACTATCTCTCTCGGCATTCACGCACCAAGTGCCTCTGGGCGCATTCCAGTAATGTGCCCAGCCTTCTATCACCACAAAGTCGCCAGCAACACCTCCTGTAGGGAACTTCTTGTTCACCTCATAGATGCTGCCAAAATCACCCTTGTAGTGAGGACTTGTTTTATCTATATCGTTAGCCATAAAATATTATATTTGAGATAATTGGTTATACTTTTCTGCCAGTTCACTCTCCTTCTTGCTTACAAGGAAGATTGAAACAGCACGATAAATGAGATATTTCTTGCATTCATCTATCAGAGAAAGGATGATCTTCTGGTCGGTCACTTCGTTTTCATGCCCAGTATCAGTAGAATACACATCCTCTAACTTTTGATAAGGAATATACGTGAACAGTTCAACCTCATGATCATATACAGCTCCAACAGGTGCATGGTTGGCATCATACCTTCCGGCAGTCCAGTACATCAGCACTCGTTTTCCTGTAGTTGGCGATGTGGTAATCATGCCCTTTGGTTTCTGGGGCGTTCCCCTGGTCCACCGGGAGGCTTGCATCTGAGCCTCCTTGCTGCCCGGTTCCATCAGCATAGTCAGCGTGCTTTGCCAACTTTTCAGTTTCAGTTCTACCAATCTCAGCCAATCTTCAGGAATTGTCAGGCATCCATGACCATCTGTAAACTGTGTCTGGATGGCATCATAATCCTGCTTGCCGCTTTCGTTCAGCGAAACTTCCACTCTTTTGGGGAGAATCATTTGCGCTGGAGCCTGCAACAGCAGTTGCTGGGCAGCAGTCTCTATGGCTTGCTTCATTTCCGTGTCCGAATCATCCGTAATGATGTCATTCACCTCATCATGTATTACTTCGTCCATAGCTATGCGCATTTCCTTCACAAGGTCACTTATAAGAACTTCCATAAGCAAGAAACCTATTAAAAATTATAAACTACAAACTAAAACTCAATCACCACACCCAGCTCTTTAGCCTTCTCCTTCACACTATCAGGTGATTTCAGTTTCCTTACATCTACCTTATAGGTCTTCTGGAGATAATTTTTTGCCTTGGTGATGTTCTCGAAATGAAGGGCATTCTCGTCCTTCACCTGCTCTTCATTTTGTTGTTGAGCCTGCTCCTCTTCCGGCTGGCTCTCATCAATGATACGGCCTGCCTTAGTAAGAGGGTGCTTCCTGATGCATTCTGCCACCTGCTTGCTATCCGTAATGTACGAATAGGCATCGTTGCCACACCGCTCAAACTCAATGTTCTTGATCAGTCCGCTCGGCAGAGTAACCACAAAAATGAGCATACTCTTAGCTACAAATCTATACATATCTATTTGTGTTTATGGTGAAGGGATAGTGAGACTGCATTAGCCTCAACTATCCCCAAGATTGATATATGTAGAAAACTATCAGTTTCCTATACGATGATTACGCTGCCTCCTGAATCTCCTCATCGGTCACGCCATCACCAGTGAAAGTTGGTCGGGCAACACGTGCATGAGCATCAGGGAAGGTCAGTACCCAGCAGCTATACTCCTCCATCACAACACCTGCAGTGTTACGAATCAAGAGATCCTTAGCGTTAAACTCATTTCTGCTCCATGTGCCGAATACATACTTATCCAGATAACGAGCATCCAGGCAGAAGGCTCTACCATCCATACCCCAGGAGTTAAAAGCATCGTGACGATAAATCAGAATCTTAGTACCCATACTCTCGAACTTCTCGAAATCAAGTTTCCAACCCTGATAGTCCTTTTCTGTCTGTGTAATGATACGCTTGTTAGAGCGAAGGTTAGCAAATGCCTGATAAATCAAGTTGTCAACAAAGAGGAGTTTGGTACGGCTAGAGTTACCTGCACCCTTCAACATAGCAGCAATAAACTGAGTCAACTCTTTCTCGCTGATTACATACTCGTATACCTGCTTCACAACCTCAGTTGCACCATCAGAGTTTGTAACCTTTACCTTCGTTGTTACAGGAACAAGATCGCCTTTATCGTTCCTTTGCATCTTTGGCTCCCAGTGACCTATCTGCAAATCCTTTCCAGCTTCCCAAAAGATGCCGCCCATAGTGTATACCATACCAACATCCTTTCCACCATTCGACTGAGAACGATAGCCAAAGAGACCACTCAACTCCTGGCCCTGACGCATATCGTCCATCGCCATTTTCTCCTGTCTGGTGAAGTCCCACTGAACCTGGGTCTTCATCATACGGTCAATAAGAGATTCCTCTACCTGCATGATGAAACGCTGGCAATACTGGAAGCTCTTGTCAGGCATAGAATAGTAACTACCTGTTTCAACCTCCTTTTCTCCAGCGGCTCTACCAAGTCGCATTACTACTGTTCCAATGGCAATATCCTCAGGAATGTCTCTGTTACCACGTGATGAATTCTTTTTGCCATTCAGTGCATAACAGGTTGGATTACCATCGTTGTCAACAGAGGTAACTCGCAACTGCAGAGGAATCATCTTGCTTCTGTCGGTACCATTATCATCATAACCCAGCATTCCGTTAACCATGATAATATCACCAATACCAAACACAGTAGGATTTTCTACCTTAAATGTCACTGAGCCACCACTTGTAGTTTTAGCAAGTTTCTCAGTTAGTTTGGTTTTGATTGGTCGCTGACCGATGGAATAATATTCGATGCGGTTGCTGTCAACAGGAGTCATTCGTTTCGAAGCTCGAAGAATCTGATCGATAGGGCAACTCTCCAATTTCATTTCTACCACGGTTGGGTTAACATGTGCTACATAGTAGTCCCAATTTCCCATTTTTTCCTGCTGTTCCTGACTAGCAGCTGCCCATTTAGGACCAGTACCACCAACACCAGGACCATCTGTAGGACCTGTCGCGCCACCACCACCTTCACCAGGTGGAACAGCAGGAGGATTTTCTGCCATCGCATAAGAACTACCACCACTAAGAATCATGACGAGCACCGCCATCATGAAACCAAACCATTTCTTAAACTGTTTCATAATCTATACATTTAAAATTATTAATTATAAATTTCTAATTCTACATTCCAATCATCTTGCTGTACACCTGTTCTGTACGGCTCTTTTCCTTTGGAAGTGATGGTGCACCACCGCCTCCATCGATGTTGATGTTCTTCTTGCCGCCCTGCTTGCCATCATGCAGTTGTTTCTGCTGGTCAATCTTCTCGTTCTTACCACGCTTGTAGCCTCGCTCTTCTGCATCGGCCACAGCCTTGTCGAAGTCCTTGATTTGAAAGAGGCGCAAGAAGTCTTCCTTCTTCAAGCCATACCGAGCTGCACGCCATATAAAACCATCATCATCGTGATCCTCGCCATCATCGCTACGCTTGTAAAGCCATTCTATCAAATCGGTAATCGCCTCAGGCTTCAATTTCGCTTCTTTAATAGCAGCGTCAAGTTCGGCATCTTCCTGCTCCATATTGGCAGCAAGTTGCTCATTGTTCTTTGCTAATTTCTCGCTGGCTTCAAGTTTCTCTTTTTCACTAGCCTTCAAACGAGCCTTAGCTTTCTCGTCACCATTGATGGCATCAACATAGTCCTGACCCAACTCATCAATCATGAAATCGATAAAATTGAAGTCGCTGCCATCGGCATTTTTCTTTGTAACAAGACCTGTCACCAGACTTGGAGCATGAGGGTTGTCCTGCAACATTTTGTTGAAGTCATCCATTTTTTGCTTATTCTGGTCATACTGGTCGTAATCGGTCGAAAGTTGACCATAAACAGCCTCATCATCGTCCATATTCAAGTCCGGATAACGCTGAGCAAGACGCTCTCTGAAAGAATCTCGCTTTGACTTAACTTTCTGATTATCAATAGTTTCTTTTGCCATAAATATTCATTTTTAATATTTGTGTGCTAAATTAAGGAAAATTTCGCATTACTTTGTGATAAGTTCTGCATCTTGATGAATTAATTTTGTTGGTATGAAACATCTAAATTCCATATCCGAAATTTACCTTAAAAGAGATCAAGAAATGTATCTGCTCTTTCGTAAGGCCAAGAGGATGGTAGAATATCCTACCACCATGGCTAAGATATGCGATTACATCGCCAAGATGCCTGCCTCTTGCTATTATCTTGCCGATAGCACAGCCTATCGGTATGTATGTAAACGCATCAAAGGAGAAAAGCCTAAATTCGGCAAATACCAAGCCATGAAAGAAAAACTCTTTGAAGATTTCTATCAGGATTTCTTGCGTCTCCGGCAGATGGATCAATACAAGGAATACAATACCAAAAATCTTGTGTATGTATGCCTGAATCTTCCTGCGCCCAATTTGGGTATGGCTCCACGCTACATACAGATGAAAATAAACAATTATTTCCGCAATAAGAAAACATCATTCATAACTCGATAAATCACTTCCATTATGCGTACATTATATATTACACTTCTCATCATCCTCCTGATGGCTTTCATCATTCCGCTTCATGCCTCGCTGGCTGTGTCTCCATCATCACCATTATACACCCATTTCGCCTATATGTTCGGTCATGCCAACTTTATACACTGGGGTATCAACGGCTGGTGCATATTGATGGTTCATCATCAGTTCCGTTTCCATCGCTTACTGGCAGCATGGCTCTGCTCCGTATTGCTTTCGTTCATATACTATCCGGCATTACCTGTATTGGGTGCATCCGTATTGATTTCTTTCTTCATGGGATTCTCAGCGCAATGGTATTATCGGTATCACCGCATCTACTTCTGGCAGATGATGCTCGGTATGGCTATAGGTTTCCTTCTACCTTACATAGCTGGTATCTTCCACATAGTTCTATTCTGTTTAGGTTTCATTTATGCCAAGGCAGAGAGATTTATCAGACATGCCAACACACTTAACATTTAACATTCAACACTTAACATTATTATATATAACGAATGCCAGTAGCAAAATCCTCCTTAAAGGTTCGACCTCAGCAGCAGATTTCTGATAAGAAACTCAAAGAGATTCTTGAAGAAGATAAGAGAAGACTCCAAAGTCTCCTCGCTACTTATCGTCCCATTACAGGAGAGAATGCCCCTGGTCTCCGCTTTGAATGTGTCATCACGGATTTCTTAAAGGGAAAGAAACTCTGGCTCCCGGTGGAAATGTTGAAGGAAAAGAAGTTCTGCGCCATCATCAAATGTGGTTCTATAGAGGCCTTTTGCGATAAGTACATGCCAGACTTCGATCAAGAGAAGGCTCGCGATGCTGTCTTCCGCTATCTCATACGCCTGCGCTGTAAGCACGATTTCTATTTCTTCGCCTACGCCTACGCCCGAATCAAGAATAAGGATGGTGGTGAAGATATACCTTTTCTTCTTCGCAATGCCCAGATTAAACTAGCCAAGGTCTTCGAACAGTTGCGCCTTCACAGTCAGTACCACTATATCCGTGTCATTCTCTTGAAGTGCCGCCAATGGGGTGGTTCTACCCTTACCGACATCTACATGGCATGGCTGCAGATCTTCTGGAAGACAAACTGGAATAGTAATATCGTTGGCCACCAGTCTTCATCTGCCACACAGGTATTCGATATGTACGAGAAGCTAATTAATGCCATTCCTACATGGCTCTTCTACGATATTGGTGTACCATTCAAGAACGACCCTCGCAAAATCAAGACATCAGGAACCATACAGAATATCAAGTATCTCATTCCACGCGATTGCAAGATACAGACGGGTTCTGCTCGTAACCCAGAATCTTGTCGTTCTGGTGATGCTGCCCTTGCTCATATTACTGAGGAAGCCTTCTTCCCTAACACCACAGAGTGGACTCCGGCTAAGGTGATCAAGGCTGCATCATCATCTATCCAACCGGACCCTCTAACCTTTATCGTAAGAGAGTCAACGCCAAACGGACGAGAAAACGAGTTCCACGATGCCTGGGTAGCTGCAAACTCAGTAGACAAGGATGGTAAACCTCTGTCAGCATTTACTCCTGTATTCGTGGCATGGTTCGAAATTGAAAAATATATATTACCATTTGCTTCTGAGGATGAACGTGCCGATTTCGCCATCTGGTTGTGGAAAAATCGTAATGACGAGCAAGGTCATGGTAAGTACTATTGGTGGCTCTACGAATGTAAAGGCGCATCCTTCGAGGGCATCCATTGGTATATCGAGAAGTCCAAGGAGTATGAGACTCTTGACGATATGCGTCAGGAGTTCCCATCTGATGATGTAGAAGCCTTCCTATTCTCAGGTACAACTGTCTTCGACCCATACAAGTTGAAGGAAATGGAAGAGGATTGCAAGGGTATCGAGCCTATTATGGTGGGCGACATCGAGGGCGATTCCTACGATGCTGCCGACCCTGCTTGCATGAACAACATCCGTTTCGTAGAGCGTGCTGGTGGACCTCTAAAAGTTTGGGCTGGACCCGACAACTCCGAGATTGTCAAGCATCGCTATGTTGTGTCCTGTGATATTGGTGGCTCTCATAAAACCTCCGACCCCTCCGACATCGTGGTGCTCGACCGCTATGATGAAATCTATGGTGGCATACCAGAAATCGTAGCTGAGTGGCATGGCCACTGCGATGCCGATCAGCTAGCTATGCGCTGCGCCCAGATAGCCCATTTCTATAATGATGCTTATCTGGTCATCGAGAACAATACGGCCTATTCGAGAATGAACAATACTGAGGGCAACCAGTCAGAGCTGTTCTTCCCTATCCTTCTGCCTCTATACGATAACCTCTATAGCGCATCACAGTCCAAACTGAAGAAGGTGAAGAATATCGAAATGAAGTGGGGATTCAATACCAACAAGGCAACTAAGGTGGCAGTAGTGAAGACCATGGCTCGCATCATCCGTGATGGCGGCTATATGGAGCGAGAACTTGCGGCAATAGATGAATGTACCTACTTCCTCTATTACAAGCAGAACGACTGTTATGGAGCCGTAGCCGGTAAGCATGATGACCGTGTCATGGCGCGCGCTATTGCCCTCTACGTGGAAAAGGATATGCCAGCACCGGAAATCGTTCCATTCCGTTCAAAGTCAGAGATAGAGCGTGAACGTCTCCGCAACCGCCCACCAGTAGTAGCTGAGTTGTCAGGCATAGGTGGTGGCAGCTAGCCTCTATCTAGCCAGCATTATAATCCGTCCCCTGTATAGTCACCGTTCCAGGCGATTCTATCGCCTGTCCATATAAGTTAATAATTAAAAGTAATAAGAAAAATGAAACAAAGTTATTCTAATCTGCTGCGTAAGATGCTCATAGTTGTCTACCAGCCTATCGTCACTCGTATCGAACTCTTCCGTGCTACACGCATGTGGCAAAAAGGAGTCAAGGCAACCATTGCCAAGTATAAAGAATGTGGTGCGCCTCGTTTCTACATGCTCTACGACCAGTCGCATAAAGATTGGGCGATTATGACCTACGATCCTAACCGCAAGTGCATGCTCGCATATCGAAGATTAGTCCAGATGGGCAAGTGGAAAGCCACTCGCTATTTCAAAAACGTAGAAGACATCAAGGATGCCTCCTACTACTACACTCCTTCCAAGTGGGGAGCCAACGGCTGCGATGCCGACAACAAGGTTAGAGCCAAGAAGTTGAAACAATGGCAAGAGTATTACATGTACCGAGTTTCTACCCTGATGTTTAAGTTACGCATATACAAGAAGAAACATGGTATTGAATAAACAAAAAGAAGAGGAGACCATCACGGCTTCCTCTTCACAATCAAATAACCTTAAAAACTAAAAACCCTATAAAATAATCTAATCTAAGAACTGAACAACATTTCGTTCAATATTATGAATTAACTAAGAACTTCTTTTCTACATAGCTGCCGAAGGAAGAGCTGCCAAATCATTTGCTCCATCACTGGCCTTTAGATGCGTGTCAGGTGCTGTTGCCTGTTGTTGCCCTCCATCTGTAGGCATCTGTCCATTGGCTGCTTGCTGTGCCTGAAGAGCTTCTAGCTTTTCCAGTTGTTCCTTGAAGTATTTTCTCATTCTTCCTGTACCAGGGAAATTAGCAACCGTAAGCATGGTATAAGGATCCATCTTGCCGCTCACCATCATCTGCCAAGCCATATCGTTGTTGGCAGCTCTGATAAGTGGACTGTATGCGTCCAAGTCGATAGAAACATCTAGATCCATATCTCTCATGGTCTCTGAATTGAAGTGAATTTCAAATTCATCACCAGTCAGTTTTACGCTGTCCGCATCGGTGCAAAATTCCTGTATCAGGTAAAGTTTCTTCTTGGCCACACGTACCTTAAAGTTGTTGAAACTCTCAACAAAGTCCTGTATGGTGGTAGATGATGATTCTCTTTCCAACTGGTATTGCTTACCGCTGGTATTCCGATGCTGACCTTGTAGAGCACCCTGCACACCACTTCCCTCGCTTGCCATCGTCTTGGCAAAGTTCACCATGAAGTCAACACCTGCCGGAATACTCTTGTTGACCAAAGTCTGCGGTGGCTTGCCTCCGTTCTTCGAGTTCCACAAGATAATACTATCCGTTTTGGTATAGTTCACCTGCATTTCATCGATGCTCTGTTTCTCGCTCAATGCGTTCTCGTCCACAAGCATCGTACCCTTGGCACCATTGGCCACGATAAAGTTAATCATCATCATATAATGGTTCAAGGTGCGCTGGTTGTTTTCGGCTCGCATCGTAAAACTTCTTACTTCGCCATTCAAGCATGGATAGGCAACGAAGGTGTATGGAAGGATAGAGGTTCTGAATCCGTCCCTGAGCACATAATATGGTGATTCCCTGGCATCCAGCAGATAGCCATTCGGTGTGATATATCTTCTGAACCAGTAGGTTTCAGCCTCATCCTTAATTTCGATGGTCTTAAGTTCTGAAGGGTCTACATAATAGATAGGCTCACCATTCTCATCGAGCACAGGTAGACCATTTTCATCTTTCATGATGTTGGATTCCTCTATTTTGCGCTTCTTTTCCTCATAAAAGGCTCGCTGGTCAGGAGAAGCATAGCCGCAATCTCCACTCTCCCAGTCATGTACCCAAATGGCAGGTCTGGTTTCTTTTGTCCAGATTTCCAATACCCTGTACTTGCCTACTACTGAAGAATGGGTGAAATCATCTATTCCGGCATACTGGGCTTCACCAGTCGGGTGATAAGTCTGTTCGGGCGCAAAATGGTGCTGCGTCTGTAGATAGATCTCACTGAGTTTATTAGCCTCTTCCTTGCTTCCATTTGTAAAGGTAGCAATAATCTCTCGCCAAGTCAAATCATGAGCCTCAGCAATAAATTCCACATCGCTCAGGTCATACTTAAAAAAAGGTGGTAAAGCTAACTTAAAGATGTCTACAGAATAGTCAAAGATGCCATTCTTGCCATCCCTTCTGCCATAATAGGTTTTCATGCCCACAAAGGCGAAGACACAGAAGGCATAGAACATTCTCGCATCTAACTCTTGCCTGTCGTTCAAGTTGTCGTTCTGACGAAGATATTCATTGAAGAAACTGATATAGTCTTCCTCGTTTGGATCCACGGCACTACATGTAGCAGTACTGCGCTGCTGGCGCACAAGACCAACGAGTGAAAGAAGTTTGTCTCCGATTACATCGTATTCCAGTATTGGCATACCTTTCAGTTCCATATACTGCCGGATGGTAATCTTTCTTCCGTTCCATTCTATCAGCTCTTCCAACTGTCTTCCCATCACGAAGTCTTGCGCTCGCTTCCACTTCTTTCTCAGTTCTGCACCATCATAGAAGTATTGGCAAGCCCATTGCAGCAACTTAAGATTGCTTTCGCTCTGCGTAAACCGCTCCCGGCTCACTCCTTCAAGTGAGTCTGGTCCCGGCTCTGCATAGTTCGATATGTCATTTATTACATGATTGTCAACCATAATTCTTAATTTTTCGCCAAAAATACCGCATTTTTCTCGCTTATTAGTGATAAGTTGCGCAACTTAACATTACTTTTTCATATTTTCTCTTTATTTTTGTTCCGCATTTCATTTAAAACGTTTTAAATCATGGGTAAATCAATCAATGTACATGAAGCCTGCATCATTACTACAGATGATAAAGGCAACCTCTCCATGGTAGGCAAGGCGAAAGAAGCCCTCACCACCTTGAAGAAAAATAAGGTTTCCGTCTGCATTCTTCTCTGCGACAATAAGAAGGAGGATGTGGAGAAGTTCCTTAACGACAATAACGTGCCTTTCGCCTCTCTCAGTACCAAAGAGGAGACCGATAAGGATGGCAACACCAAGCATGTTGATCCACCAAAGGCAGATGTAACCATCATGCCAAGTTCCAAGGTCATCACTCTTCGAGACGATTGGCAATGGTGCTTGGATGATATTGCCCAACGTCTCTGGGGCGAGAAAAAGAAGGAGAATCCAAAGAGTGAACAACAGCGCATGGATGACAGCATGGCTGATTACATACGCTGGGCAACACCAAAGAAAAAGGAACCAGAGAATGCATCTGGTCCTTCTCTCGGATAACATCGCTCCAACATCTTCAACTTTAAACACACAAATGATTCATTAATCATAACTATTATAAATTTATTTGGATTTAGATTTTTTATAACTATCAAAAAGGGACTCGCTGTGAAGCAAGTCCCTTTTTCTGTTTGTAGAAATATCGAACATAAAATTGAATTAGCCAAAGCCTATTTTCGGAAATATAGAACATTTTCTAGAGTGAAGTAGCCCGAAGGCTACTCCATTCCGTTCAACGTTTTAAGCAGCTCCTTTCTGGTATTCCGAATCTCTACCAGTTTGGCAGCATCGTTTGTACCATCCATTTGCTTCTTAGCCTTATTCATCTTCCTCTTGGCAGCAGAGATAGCCTTTCTGACCGCAAACAGTCGCTTGTTGGTCTTGCTGTTCTTAAAGGCATTTGCCTTCGCCTTATCAACATCCTTCAAACGCTGATACTCCTGATAAGTCTCCATGGTTCCGTTCCAGACGTTCTGTATTCTCCAGTCCTCCGTCACGTCCTCTGCCTTAGCCTTCATCAGGTACTTGCTTTCAGCCTTCTCCATTTCCTTCAAGTCTTCATCACCGTTCAGATAACCCTGCACCATGTCCAGAGCCTCCTTCTGGGTGAAAGCCTTGTAATCACTCTGCGAGAGGAATTTCTTCATCTTCTGGCGCATCTTCTTCTTTTCCGTGATACTCTTGGCAGCATCAAAGCGTTTACTAGCCTCCTGTAAGGAAGTCACTCCATCGCTCATTTCTGCACTCTCCAGTGCCTTCACCGAACCGATGGCAGCCTTAATCTGAGCCTCAGGATCAATACCATTGCGCTGGCAGCTCTGATAGGTCATCACCACGCCCTCCATGTCACCGCTCAGGATAAAGTCCTTGAAGTAACTCTGAGCCTTCCATGGAGAGAAACCCTTGCTGGAAGGGAAGAAGAAATCAACGGCCTTGAACTCCTTATTCTCCTGGCTCGGAATCAGGAAAGGTGCCCAGTACAAAGCATCCTTATAAAGCAATCCGATGGTCTTGCCATACTTGCGCTGAATCTCTTGATCCGCATGGCTGGCTTGGAAATCGCTCAGATAGTTTATATCATCCAAGGTCATTCTCACCATAGGGTTAGCCTTACCTATCATTCGCTGAACCATAGGTCCAGGGAACTCTAGTTCTCCCTTATGATTGAAGAGATATTCCGGAACCTCACGAAACTGCTTACCATGTCTCACATACATTTCTGTACCATCTTCATATCTGCCTAAGAAGATCTTGCTCTGCTGGCCAAGGCTATTGCCTCTCATCAGATAGTCATACCATTTCATGCCCTCGTCACCATAAGCCAGTTCATACATGCTTTTATAGCTTGGGTTGGTCTTCCTGATCTCCTCAGCCTTTTTGCGCTCCTTCTCCTCGTCCAGGGCACGGAAGGCAGCATTGATGCCATTGGCAATACCCTCATAAAATACCATGAATCCGATACCATAACAGAGCAAAGCCGAAATCTGTCTGCTTCTTCTACCTTCATCCTCCGGTGTAAGTTCCTTATGTTTGAGCCTCTTGTAATACTGTTTGAAGTTCTCAAAGGTAGCCTCATTCCATATAGATCCATAACCGGTTAATGCCAGAAAGTGACGTGTAGTAGAAGCATTCCAGTCTGGAGAAAGAAGAACTCGTCCTGCATAACGCAAAGTTCGATGGCTGGCTCCCAACACATCCCAGTGCTGACCGCCAAACATATCGTTCACAAACTGTCCGTCCTCGTCCAAAGCCCGGCTCAGTTCCTCCTCAGTCCAACCCTTCTTCTTGGCACGCTCTTTGGTCTTGTCTGCCCTCATACGATAGGTAGCAAGTTTCAGTCCGTCATGAAGATAATCCCACAAAGCTACATCCATGCCCTTATTGATGAGCGAAAGCATCTGCGTTGCCACCTTCAATGGCATAGAAGCCTTAGCCACCGTTCCGGAAATTTTATTTCCGTCCTTCAACTTCTTCTGCACCTTTATCATCGCATCGCGCATGTTGTCAAACATGTTCTGTACATCCGCTGCAGCATAGTCGTTGGTCGCTCCGAACTTCACCAGATGGGAAGCAGCCTCTTGAAAATCCTCAGGATTGGCAAAGCAAGGCAGCTCATGGTTCTTGGCTGTATCTGCAAAGATATACTTCATAAAGTTGGCCATGGCCTTCTTAGGACCAAACTCCACCATGTTTTGTACCATATAAACCTCCGTCAAGGCTCCAGCATGGAAACCACTAAAGCCCAATTCCAGTTTCTTGGCACTAGAAGCAAGCGTATCAAACGTTTTCCAGAATGGGGATGACTGATAGGTATCAAACACAACTCCAAATCTGTCACCGGCACTAGCCTCACTATAGATCACCTTTTCGTTGTCAGTGATAGGATTCTTCACCTTCACTTGCTTTGGAGATACATTATATACCCATACAGGGCCTACGCCCGGAATCTCGAAGTACTTATATTGCTCCAAATTGAATGGAGCAGAAGAAGAAAGTAGTGGATCAGTTGAAATCACCTCTCCTTTTTCATTCCTCTCAATTACGTTCAGTCCAGTCAACTCCTGCAACATGGTCTTGTTTGCCCATGCCTCAATATTACTTCTGCTGTAATATGCCATCATCTTCGTAATGTCAGTAGTTTTTGGCACAAGTCCGGCATAAACACCTTCCATCAAAGTGCTGATGGTTCGCTTCTTCTCATTAGGGCTCTTCGTGCGCTGCCTATTCTCCACAAAGGTAGCATACGCCTCAGGATCAGATTTCTCTTTATCCCAAATATGATTTACGTAGTCAACATTATAACCAGTGCCAGCTTTCAAAGTATGATTATCCATCAACCAGTCGTAGGTATAGTTATACCAATCACGGATGGAATCAATGGCAGCCTGCATTTCAGGAGAAAGTTCCTTATAATTGATACGTCCAGGCACTACCCTCTCTTTTACGAGTTTCAAAACATGTTTACTGAGGATGTCCGTTCCATCACATGGTACAAAACCTTCTTCGCCCTGGTGATTGGCATTAATTGCCTGAGCCATTTTGCTTGCCACCTCGCTCACAGCCTTAGGATCATCGTATACCTCTATCTCCTTGCCTTTTTTAATCTCTGTATGCTTTTTTGCTGTCTCGGTAATCAAGTCTGTCACGTATGGCTGGATTGCCTCAACATCAGCTGGCTGGATATGGATATGTCCCTTATCAAAGACACCAGTTGCATTCAGATTGTGAGCCATGTCACGCAAACGTCTAGGAGCCTCTATTATATAAGGTATAGTCTCAGCCAGTTTTTCTGCCCGGTTTTTCTTTCCCTTGTAATCAGAAAGCAACTTCTCGAAAGCACCGCTATCAGCCATCTTCTCGATTCTGTTCTTCACATCATTGATATAGATAGCATCATCAGCACTAGCCTCTTCCATGTTCTTTCTACGATGTATAACGGCATGCTTCACGGTCATCGCAGCACCCTCCTTGCTCACGTCCGTACTGGTCACCTCTGCTAAGTCCTGCATTACCTGCTGCTCCAGTGCATCAGCCTTCGGATTGGTCTCTGCTGGGTAAATCTTACCCTCATACAAGTCCAGATCGGCTTGTTGCTGCTCCAGCAAATCATGTTTGGCCAGCCAGTCCTCATACTTGCGTTTCACCTCCTCCTGCTTCTTCTTTTCGAAGGCAAACATATCAGGCAAAGGGTCTTCTTGGTCCTTCATGGCTGCCTGCCATTTCTCATATTCATGAATACGATTCATGTAGGCATCATCCTCTTCATTTTCCATTCGGATAGGCATACCAGTAGGTTCCTCGCCAACAAGGTGGTGGCGTTCACGCCAGTCTTTATTGAGCTGTGCCCATTCCTTTTTGCCTGCTTCATCCTTATCAATGTCGTAGAACATTGGAGGCTCTGGGTTCTCTTTATCTTCGCGTGCATTCTGCCATTTACGCCACTCCTGTACACGTTTCATGTACTGAATAGTGCTTTCGCCCTTCTTCTGTCTCGGCTTGCCCTTACCAGCACCATCAGATAGCGCATCCTTGATTTCAGCATTGCTAGCCTGCTTCATCATGGCTTCCTGCTTCTCCTTAGGCATATTGTCCCAAACATGCAGAGCCTTGCCAGCCTTCATCAGGTAGTATCTCAAATCCTTGTCATTGAGAAGTCCCGGCACACGAACACCCAGTTTCTTAAGCACCTTGATAAGATAATGCTTAATCTTGGTCCAAAGAGAAAAGTCCTCAGCAGTCTTAGGACCCTCCTCGGCAAGATGAGCGATATACTCCTGCGTTCCCACATTCATGCGGTCAGAGTTCTTCCAGTCCGGATCATATTTATTGGCAAAGTCAATAATCTTGCCTCGAACATCCTTACCTACGGAACGATAAACGAAGTTGGCGAACTTTCTCACGCCATCTTCGCCACCAAGAAGTACTTCCATACCCTCATGGCCTATCTTCTCATGCAGCACCGTTCTCTCTGCTTCGTTGGCATCAGCACAATTAGGCAGATAAACATGTACCGTGTGCGTAGTAGGGTCATACCATCCTGTAGCACCATTTTTCACATCACTCAGATAAGCATCTGGAACCTCATCCACAGAAGTGTAAACTGTAGCCTCAGCACCACCCAGTTTGTTGGCAGTGTTCACTACCCGGTCGCTCACTTGTTTCTGCTTGTCTGCATCCCAGTTGTTCTTGAAGATAGAGCTGCCAAGTCGTGCCAATACATTTCTGCCCGACAAGTCATCCTTATTCAGCAGAGGAGCAATCACGCCCTGAGTCAACTGCACCGGAATACCATTGCCAATTATGGTATGTGCCAAAGATTCCGTTTTAGGCAATTTATAGTCATCGCCCAGTCCGGTAATCCTAGCCAATACCCTGCCATCTGCACGCAATACCTTTCCACCCGGCATGATGATCACATCACCACTCTTGGTTCTCAGCGTAGGCAGAATCTCATCCCCATAGGCATGAGGAATCTTGCCATCGGCATAAGCACTGCCCATTACGTAAAGAGGCTTCTCCACCTTCTGCCAGTCAATTCCGTCAGCCTTCAATCTGGCATCCATCCATGGAGCCACACCGCTTTCCTTCACCGTCAGAGTAGGAAGAATATCCTCCACAGCCTCTAGCCATCCACCCTTACGTGGTTGCTTCTTTGGCTTTTCAGGCAGTTCTCCATCCTTCACGGCTCTGACAATTAGTCGCTCCCTGCTGGTATAGCCTCCAAAATCTGCGGCATTATACACGTCTACATCCCATTTGTAGCCGTTTTTATCCAGCGCCTGGGTGATAATCTTCATCGCCTCAGAGTCCTTGTAACCCTTCACGTTCTCGATAGTCACCACTCGCGGTTTCACGGCATCAATGAAGTCGGCAGTGCTCTTGGCAGTCTCCTTGTCGAGTTCCACCTCTCCACTATTACTTTTGGCCTGCGAATAGTTCTTGCATACAGGCGAAGCATGGAAATACTCCACCTCGCCATCAATATGTTTCACCAGTTCCTTCGGATCCACGTCTCTCACGTCAGCCGTAACAATATGCTGCCCGAAGTTGTTGCGATATACACCGCTTATCTTCCGGTCATATTCCACAGCCACTACAGGGTCGATGATACCCTTCAAACCTTCCTCTACCAGTCCACCACCACTAAAGTAAGTGCCAGCCTTCATCAGCGAATCAGGATGCTTCTGCAACTTCTGCTCCACGATAGGAGATTTCACCTCAGTCACTCGATGAAATCGGACATCGCTCTTGCGAGAATTGAAACGCTTAGAAGGAGGAATAACATCACCCTTATCATCATAGGTAACAAGGTCGTTCAACTTTCTGTTGTTCTTGGCATTCTTGTATTTATACTCCTTGCCATCATCAAAGCCAAACTCGTTTGCGTCATTACCATCCCACCACAGTTGAGTAGCAGGCACTTCATCCTCGATGATACGATATTTGCCTTCCAGACGGTTTGTTCCGTGCATTTCGGCATATTTCTTAGAAGGAGTAACCCAGTCACCATTACGCAACTTACTTTCCTTCACCGAAGTAGGAACAGCACGATAAACCTTTACCTTAACATCCTTCTCACCATTCTTAATGGCATCAATAGCCGCATTGATGGCTTTCACAGATTCCAATCCATGAGGAGTGTTCTGAGAATAACGCTCAGGGTGAGAGAAGTAATCATCCGGCTGAGGAGTATAGCCCAAAGCCATATCCTCAAGGTTCACATCCGAACCGCTAGATTCCCAATCATCACGTCTCGCCTTGTCGCTTTCATATCCAGGGTTTCCCGGTGCTTTCCATGCACCTACACCCTGATATGAGCTTTCTGTATCATCATAGCCCTTGCGTCTGGCAGCCTCATCAAGCATTTCCCTGGCAGTAGCATCATCACCCTTAGCAAGAGCATCCATATACTGCTTGTCAAGTTGATCATCAGGAATCAGAGAAAGTTCCTCCAAGTGCTTTTGTCGCTTGGCTTCCTCTTCCTCTGCTCTCTTTCTAGCAGCTTCCATGGCGTTACGCTGCGCCTCCATCTGCTGCTTGCGTTCCTCTATCATGGCATCAACGTCACCAAAGTTCTCCTTCAAGGCTTCATTTACAGGCACGGTGTACTTAAGAAGTTCCTTGAAAGAGGAAATCTTATCTTCATTTGCCTGCAACAAATGGCGTTTGATGTTTGCTCTGGCACGTGCAGCCTCAGCAGTAGAACCCTTCTTAATAGCATTGGCATACATCGCCACATCTGCCTCATCTACACCAAATTGCTGAGATACAGCCTTAATTTTATCCTCCACAGATAAATTTCCACCATTTTCCTTGGCAGTTTCAGAATTATTATCTACCTTTGCACGCATAAAAGCATTTCCATCATTGTTATGTGCTCCTTCGGGAGTGTTTGTGGAGTTTTCAACTACCCTAGACGTCTCTGATGGATTTGCTTTTTTATTTGAATAGAAATCATTAAAAAATTCCTTGTTATTCTTTGGTTCTGTTACTACAGTGTATTTTACTTGTGAAGTTGGATCTACATAAACATAGGCAACTCTGCCATTATCGCTTACTTTGCGTTCACCTTCTTTTAATACTGTAGGAATCAGCAACAAATCATCAACATTTAAAGAATTAGCTTTTACACCATAATGACGGAATACGCTATGCTTTGTTCCTGCATGATTATCATTTCCTTGGCGCATGATGATTTTATTGCTTCCATCTTCACGCTCCACGGTTAATGATACATTATCCTTTTTCCCAGAATAAACATCAGCAACTGCCTGTTGAGCCTCATCAAGTTCTCTACCTTCTAGTTGTGTAGAAATGTCCTTCATACGTTTCTTAGTAGTAGAACCCATAAACTTGATGTCATCAGCATTCTCTGCCTCATGAAGTTTAGTTCGTGGATCCACCCCATTCGCCAAGTCTCTCAACACAAGATTACGAATATCCTCCAAGGTCATTTTCTTAATGTCCTCAGGCTTCCACTTCGTAAATGTATCAAGAGTCCAATACCAGAACTTCTTCAGCCACTCCTTCAACTTATTGATAACGCTCAGTTCCTTTGCTGTATCAAGCGGATTCTCCTTGATAGCATCCTTAGCCATCTGTTCCAGAATGGCAGCTCCGTCCTCACCGGTCAAACGAGCAAAAGCCTCATCGCAAATCTGCTCATCTGTCAGATGATTATAGTTAGGGTCCTCCTTCAAGTCGGCAAATAGCTGGGTCTGCATGATGAGTTTATCACCATGCTCTATAAGTTCCGGATTCATGTTTTTGGCAGCAGTACGCCAAAGATGTTGATACTCATGAATAGGAGTGTTGGGATTCAGATGCTCTTGATTCAGCACAATCTGCTTGCCATCAGTGTAGCCGTAAACTACACCTTTACCCTGCGCAAACTTGGTATGATCAACAATCTGGGCATTGTTCTCGTCAAAGACCACATAGTTATAATCACCTTCCTTGGCACCACCATGAATCATGCCAGCAGGGTACTTGATGCCGACAAAGCCTATTTCGCCCAAAGCCCTTGATGCTAATTCTGCACCATACGAAGGTCTTTCACGGTCAAAGAAGTCTTCCAAAGCATGATAAAGTTCTTCACCTTTCAATGTAGGAAGTTTCTGCATGCCATTCTCTGGCGATTCAAGTTTCATTTGGGTGATACGCTCAATCCTATCTATATCATATCTCGCTCCACCATCTTTGAAATACTCGTTTTCACTGAAACCGTTGTGGGTTATTTCCCAAAGTCTATACCATTTTTCCAATGGAAAATTCTGAGATTCGTTCCATCCAAGATAGTTGCTGCCATTATCATCAGGAATATCCACATCATATCGATATGCTCTATTACTTGGTATAGCTATGCTATCATCGTCCTTTGCAAGAATTTCGTTTAGTTCTTGCAGATAATCTGTATCAGGGAATTTTCCTATAACATCTTTCAAATCTTTACGTGCATTCTCCAAGCCCTTTGCCACATCTTGATGCTTATACATATAATGTCTCAGCATATCCTGTGCCTCTTTTGACATACTTTGTGGATTTACAAATTCAAAGCCAAATATTGCCTTCTTATCCTTAGCTCTCTGTGCATAATCTGTGCCTATCTCCTTAGAGTTCGTAACATACACACCATGTCCGAACGTCTCGCTTCCTTCGCCCTCCAAGGCATGAGATAAATCGAACTTGTCAAACTTAGCACCAGTACCATGGTAAGTACGCAAGAATCTTACTCCCGGCTCAGCAACAGCCTTCAACTGATTATCTAACTCAACATACTTATGGAACAAGTCATCAAGTGTATCTTGATACTTTTCAAAGGATTTATCCCTGTAGTCAGTCCAAACATCATCTGGAATATCGTTCTCAGAAGATAAGCCATGCTGATCCATATAGTCCTGCATTAACTGATTTTGATACTCTGCGCGCTCTTTCTTCTTGGCATTATAGGAATCCTCGGTTTCTTTAATCTGCTTCTCTAACTCGATTCTCTTATTGAGCAGAGATTCTGCCTTATAAGGGTCAAACTCACTAGGAACATCACCCTTAATGTCCTTGATTTGTTCCTCAAATGGCTTATTGAGATTAAATGCCTTGTAGTTTCCTATCTTCCAGGCATTGGTATAGTACTTGCGCCACTTCTCAGCTGAGTCCTTCTTCTCAAAGTACTGAGGAGGTTGGTTCGGATTATCCATATTAACGATGGCATACTGCTTAAATTTGTCCGGTCTGTGTTTAGCAGCCCAGTCATAAGCAGCCTTGGCCGCCTCCTTCTGCTCAGGAGTCTTGATATAGAAGCGAAGACGAGGATCATTCAAAAGCATTTCTACTGCCAGGTTATCCTGCGCCTCAGCTACCTTCTCCATATCCTCATTGCTAACAACCTTCACAGGGATGCCAGCCTTCTTAAGCATAGTAGATACAGCATCATAAGCCACCTTCTGCGCCTCCGTCATTTCCGAAGGCTTCACCTCCTTCACATCGCGGTCAAATTTCGCCTGTTCCTTCTGTACCATAGCATACTCCGCAAAAGGCTTAGTCTTGCGGTCAGAAGACTCCAGCCACTTGTCAAAGGTAGCCTTAGGCACAGAAGTAACCTTACCAAGTCCCTTCCAGCCCTTGGAGTAGTTGGCAAGATAAGCCTCTGTAGCAGCCTCCTCAGAAGGATAGCCATACATCACCTTATGCTCGTCAAACTCACCAGTCTCTGGGTTCACCTGGTCAACAACATAAACGTTACCATCAAAAGTATCAAGGTCTGCAGCGTCATTGATGAACATATCAATATGGTCACCATCAACGCCAATTTTACCAAGGATATAGCCGTAAGTATCGTGCATGGTCACGCTCCAAGGCTTGCCCTGCTCGTCCTTACCGCTGCGAGTCACGCCCTTTGGTGTTTCTACGGTATAATCGTAGCCACCAAAGGACAAATGACCCTTTTTGTAGTTTCCTGCCTTCTTCTGAGCCTCTGTTATTTCGGTCTCAGTTTCGGCAATGGCACTCTTTAAACGTTCTCCGAAGGATGTTTCTTGCGGTAGATGTGAGCCTCGAACAGCTGAGCCTTTGCCAGGTTCCATGCTGCCAGTCTCTTGTCGCCCTTTGCGTCCGCTATCAGAGCCTTCTCCAATCTCGGACTCAGAAGATGCTTCTCCGTTACCAACTTCTTCGCCTTGGCTATTTCTTTCATCAACTCCTCTCCGTGAAGAGTCGCTACCCAGGCTACTGCCTCCTCCATATCCTTCTTCATTGCTTCTGTCATCATAATCTGCTAATTCTGGTAAAATTGATTTAACATATTGTTTGTACTCTCGTTCACGATCCTCAATCTCCATCATACGGTCAAATTCAAGTCCATTGATGTGATCAAGTTCGCTTTCAGACGGCAAAGATAACTCTTTTTCGTGAATATACGATTTATATTGCTCAATTTCTGCCTGTCTTTCGATAATTTCTCGCTCTTTCTGTGCTTCGTAATACTCTTCCTCGCTTGAAAGTTCATCTTCTGCAGCAGCTATGCGGTTCATTAGAGCCACATTTCTCATTTCCTTCACGCTGTCATAAGACTTGAACATATCAAGAAGGGCATTACGAACATCTTGATCGGTATATCCCATATCCTGCAAGTTTACAGGAAGGTCATTATATACTCTCACAGCAAATTCGTTAACCGACATACCGGTTCCTTTCTTTGCAATAAGATAATTGAACTTATTAGAATCATACCCCTTGCCAATACCAAACTTAAAATTGCTCTTGCCCAACTCATATTGAAGAGATTCTGGATTCAAGCTATGAGGAAGCAAAGACTCTGATACAGCCTCTTCGAGAGTCTGAGGAGTTAAGTCCATCACATCAACGGAAGCATCCTTATATATATCATGGATAGCATTCATATCGTTCTTCTTCAGCGCATCAGCCACCAATGCCTTACGTTGCTCTGAAGGTGTCATGCCCAGTTTCTCCATTTCCTGCTTGCTAACTTCCGTTTTGTAGAGTCTGCTGAGTTTATTAGCCTGAGCCTTCAAACCCTTGGCAGCAACAGACAAATTAGTCTGCAGGGCCTCCAGTTGAGCCTTTGAAGTATTCAATTCCATAAGTTGGCTAGGGTCCAGCTCTGTTTCGCCATTGATATACTGATCCAGCATATCATTCACACCATTTATCTTGCGCTCCACATCCTCCTGGGTATGATAGATGTCCTTGCGTTGAGAGGTAATATAGTCGGTAGCCTTATCCATAGTTGGATATTGCTTCTTCAATTCTTTATCATCAAGTACGAGTACATGGAAATCATCAGATGGCACGATGGCAGATTCATCAATACCAGCCTTCTCTACCTCAGCCTTGCGCTCCTCCTTCATAGCTTTCACCTCATCAGGAGTCATCACACTGTTGCGGATAGTATTCCAGTTCTTGAAACGAGCATCAAGATCTGCAAGCTGCTCATTAACCAGACTCAACTCATCCTCCACCTTCTTAGCTTTTTCCGGGTCAAGATCGGCATTGGTATCAAGCCAGTTCTGATATTCAATAGCAGCCCTTCTCTTGTTGGCAAGTTGCGTTTTGATGTCATCACGGCTGCCATTAACCAGATTCAAAAGTTTGCCATGGTCTTCCCCAAACTGCTCCTGAAGATACTCAGCAGCCACTTTTGGATCTGTATCCTTAGAAGAATAGTCCGGCTGGCCCTCGCTCAGTCCCACGATGCCATTAGCATAACGCTGCTTCTTATCAGCCTCAGCCTGTGAAGCTGCTTTCTGCTCACGTTCATCATCCTCGGCATCCAAATGCTCATTGATTGTGTTGTCGAGCGCATTCTTACGCCATGCTGCAAACTCTTCTTTAGATAAAGGAAGATAATCTTTGCCATCAGTAAGTACAATCTTTCCGTCCTTGCTATATCCGGCAAAGGTCATGTTGATATTAGCATCGCCCTCCTCCATGGCAACTGTTACCTGATCATTCGGCTTCAAGCCACTACCATCAAACTGGCTGATAAACTGCTGCGCTCTTGCATCCTTCTGCTGAGCCACCGTATTTTCGATGTATTCATCAAGAGAAACAGGAGTGCCCACCTCTTTAATCTCGGCATTAGATACCTGCTTAATTGTAGGCTGTCCCTGCTCATCTGGAACGACAACAAAGGCTCCACCATATTCGTTAGCCTTCTTCAGGAACACCTGTTTTCCGCTATCCAAAGTAGCAGGAACTATGTTTCCGTCTTCCGTCTGGTATGACCAGAGCTGCTGCTTCAACGCCTCACCATAGCCATCATCAGCATGCTGCAGAGCATCAATAGCACCATTCTTGGCATCCATTGCCTCTACATACTTACTGATAGCCTCCTTCTGTGCTGGAGTCAAACTACTTGCACGCTGAGCCACAAACTGCTCCATATCTCTACCCTCATTATAGGCATTGGCTACAATATCAGGCATCTTCTCGTTATCAGCAAACGCTCGCTTCAAACGTCCTGTTGCCAAATCGCTATTATAGTCAATAGCCTGCAAAGCCTCAGAATCCCCATTCTTATAGGCATTCTGTCCCATAACAAAAGCATCAGAGCTTGCAACCTTAGGCTCATTTCCTGCACCCTCAGCAGCAGAGTTTGCAGGGTTTGCAGCAACTTCTGCATCACTCGGAGTTGGTACGGAGTTGGTACGGTCTTGATATGGAGCAGGTTCCTCTGAAACAGGAGGCTCCTGACCACCAGCAGAACCCTCTACAGAAGCAGGTCCCTCAACAGGAGTAGCTGATTTTGCGCCATCAACATCGCCCTGCTCTATACGTTTTTTATCATCCTCTATCTGCTTCATTTCACGTTTCAGTTCAATGGAATTGTAAAGCTCCTTAAGATAAGATTCTACCAATGGCGAATATTTTTTATCTTTCGACTCCAAAGCCTTACGAAGTGTACCGCGCGCCACACCATGTGAATCCTCAAACGTATTGACGAACTCCCTCATCACAGAACTGTTCTCCAAAGCACTGTCATAATAATGACGATAGTCATTAACCTGCTTCTGCTCCTCGTCAGTAAGGATAATACCCTTCTGCTGCTTATCCATGATCTCCTTGATGGCACCAGCATTCTGATGAAGATAAACCGCTGCCTTATCCTCATCTGTCAATTTCTCACCCATATTATATTTCTGCGCAGCCTTGTTGTATAAGCCATCAAGATGCTCCTGCGTAAACTCATTGTGGAACTCACCTTCCAGCACAGAAGCCAAACCAAGAGTCTTCTCATACTCCAGTTTCTTATCTGCCTTCTGAGCCTCATCAAGAGAAGAAAACTCCTTTCTTTCAACAATACCGCCATCCTTATTTAAGGTTTCGAGATAAACCTTGCCATCATTATCCATTGGCTGAATGATGATGGAATCAACAATAGGCGAGAAAGAAGAAGGGCGTTTGCCTTCAACAACTGCCATCATCTTAGCCTTCAACACCTCCGGAACACTCTTGTCGTTCATCAGGTCCATATACTTCTGGGTTAACTGCCCATCAAGTCGCTGAGCATTCTCACCAACCACAGCATACTCCCCGATGCCCATCTTCTCAAAAGCATCACGAAGACCATCATAGCCGAATCTCTTCAACTCGGCAATATCCTGATCCGTAAAGTCAAACTTCTTGTTAAACTCCCTTGCGTCCTTGAATCGGGCATACTTGCCCACCATGCCCGGCAAGCCGATAGCAGTAAGGTTCGCCATGCTCTCCAAGAAACTCTCGGCAGCATCCTTACCTGTAGGCTTGAAGTTCGGATCCTGCGCCATACGCTCCAATATCTGATGACCGGTCATAATACCGGAATCCACAACCTTACCACCAACATCAGCAAGAATATTGGTAGCCAAGCCTCTGCCCTTACCTACCATGTTAGCGATGGTTCCACCCTGCATGATAGCACCTACGGCACTCTGTTTAGCCACCTCGCCCAAAGTATTAGCGATAACCTTACCCACAGAAGGATTGTAAATCTTGCCATTCTCATCGAACTGACCTGTACGATAAATCTCATCAATAGGCTTCGAGATTGCAGACTGACCACCAAAGGTAACAGCACCATGCACGGCTCCACTCTTCAAAGCCTCGGCCTTACTCTTACCGATAAGCACCTTGGCAGCTCGCTCAGCCATCTTGCGCTCCATACCCTTAGCCATGAGGTCACCAGCCAGTTTACCCTCTGCCTTGGCTACCATGCTCTTAGTCAACTTACCACCTGCGGCTCCCGGCAGCCAATAACTCCAGGCATCACCTGCAAAGGTCAGAGCACCACTAGCCACGTTCTCCCAAAAGCCAGGCTGATACTGCTGATTGGCAATATCCTCCAGCCAGTTCTGGTAGTCCGTCTGAACAGCCTTGCGAGTAATCTTACCCACAATAGTGTTACCAAGACCAGTCTTCATGATGTACTCAGCACTACCCTTAGGCATCATACCCTTAATCTCCAACTGGTCGAGTTCATTCTTAAGAACAGAATTGATCATCGGCTTGAACTGCTTAGGATCACTACTCTGAGTTCCATTCAAGCCATATCGCTGCATCACCTTAAATGCCGCATTGCTCATATCATTCAGGAACTCCGGATTCCGGTAGAGCCTGCCAAACTTCTTCTGCAAACTAGAAAGCACCTTTGCAGGATCCTTGGCCTCGTTTGCCTCATATTGAGCACCAAGTGCTGTACCCAGACGAAGATTAGCCGGAATATACTGACTTCCTTCCATACCTTCGTTGAATGCCTTGCTACCTGCCTCCTGAGCCTTATTATACTCTTCCACTACAGATGGATTCACATACTTATTGATAACGCTAGAAAGCGCATCATTGATGTCCTGATTCATCAGTCTGTCCTGTACATTCTCATCGTGAGAATAGAGGCGTGTTGCGATGCCCTCGGCTATATTGCGATAATTCGGACCATATTTGTTCACCAGACTCTGTACCATAGCTGGCTTCAGGAACTGAGCCACATAGTCATCATAGCTGATACCCATGCTGTCTGCCTCCTGCTTCAACTTATCCTGCACACCATGGCTATACCATTGCGCTTCAATACTCTTCTCTGCATCCTGCACAGTATCATCAGGCAAAGAAGAAACTACCTGGTTGGTAACGTCCATAGCCGAACGGTTGGCATATCTGCCCAGAGCAGACTTCACTATGCTCACTGCCTCCTCATTGCTATTGGCAGTGCCATCAGCCAACAAGTCGGCAACCATATTCTCAAAGTAATCGCCCTGCTTATCCGGTCTCTGCTTCCAGTTCTCCAGATAGTTGGCAAGTTTGGCATCCATCAACCCCTCATTATTCACCACACCAGTTGGAGTCGTAACAGGAGCCGCCTCTTTAGATTCAGGAGAAGCCGCATTAGCTGATGAAGAAGAAGCTTCTTCCTTCACTGGCATTTCCTCACCTTTTACAACTGGCTGAGGAATCTCTGGTGATGGCTGATATGTTCCGTTGCTCGTCTGAACACCAGTAGGAATCATATCCAAAACTTTTGCTATAAGACCAGGAACCTTGTCTGTTGTTTCCTGCTTCTTTGCTGGTTGAGCCACCTGCGGCTTAGTTTCAGTAGAAGCCTTCTGCTCTACACTCTGAGTCGTAGCAGAAGCATCTACCTGCTTACCACCACCAGAAGCAGATGCAGCAGGCTCTAGCACCATCTTGTCAAAGTCTGCCTGTGTTCCCACATCATACCCCATGTTCTTGGCCTCATTGTAGTACCAGTTACGATCTTCCTCGTTATTCAAGTCCTTTTTGAAGTCATCATAGCTACCTACTTCATAGCCATTGTTCTTGAACTCATTATAAAAATATTGTCTGTCTTGCTCGTCAAACATACCTTATCTTATTTTTTGATTAATAATCAGTTACTTTGTTCTCCTTGATGGTGGAACCTTACTGCCGCCTCTACGTGAAGGAGGTACTTTACTGCCACCCCTACCTCTACGAGAAGGAGGAGTCCGGTCTAACTTCATCTTAGCCTTAGCCCATCTAGAAGCCTGCTGACGATTTTTCTCATTCGCCCAAGTGCCACCTCTGCCATCATTACCACCGATAGCCATACCATTGTTTTTAGCCCATTCATTCACATGTTTCTTGAAAACAGGGTCGTTCACATACCTGGTGTTGAAATCATCAGCCTCTTTCTGGTTGGCATTCCTCTGATTCTGTCCCTCTGTTTGCGAATTGATATGCCTAACTTGCGCTCCCTTAACGTTAACGCTAGCATTATGATCAGCAGCTCCGGCATTGGCATTATTAGTTTGAGCATCAAGTAATTTTCCCTTTTTGCCTCTTAAAGCATCCTCAGTCTCCTTCTTCGATGTACTAAGTGCAGCCTGTGCAGCAGCAGCATTGCCTCTCTCCTTCTCCGTCTGAACCTTTACAGGAGTGAGGGCATCCGTTTGATTCTTCTGTGAACCACGATAAGCAGCCAGTGCCTCATTTGCCTTTGCAGCAGCCTCTGCCTGCATCTGTGCCTGTTTGTCTTGACGGTCCTTATAGATATTCAGCATCATCTGGTTATATCCCTTGGCACGAAGAGCCTCAGTAGCCTCTCTTATCTTGCGTTGGCGATCAGTAAGTTCCTGTGCAGATTCTATTTTTTGCGATGGAGCACCTTGAACTGTACCAAAGAAGTTACCCAAGTGCATAAAAAGATTTCCCCATTGTTCCCATTTGGCTTGATTCTCTGCCTTCTTTTGCAAAGCTGCATTTGCAGCCACAGTTTTATCGGCATCACCAAGTGAAGAAAGCCAAGGCATGAAGGCAGACCAGTTTCCATCACCATTTTTTTGGTAATCTCGCATGATGTCATAAGGCTTCATCTGCTGCAAGATAGGATTCTGTTCTATCTCGCTATAAGGTCTACTCCAGTCAATCTTGATACCCTGGTTAGGCTCCACCTTGGTAACTTCCTCGGTTGGCTGCTGGGCAAAAGATTCCTTGCCACCATTCTTAGTAATACCAGTCGTATCTATGGCTGTACCCTTTCCCGGTTCAGTATCAGTTGTCTGAACTGATACTGCAACCTCCGGCTTCACCGCATTATCATCAGGGAAATTAGTAACAGGAGTAACGGCAGTAGCCGGGCGTTTAGGAGTTAAATCATCCAATGTAAATCCCATAATTACCTCCTTCCTTAAATTGGCAATTTACTTGCAGCTCCAGCCAAGCCGCCAGCTGCATCCGTGATACCCTGAGCTGTAGAAAGAGCCTTCTCCTTCTTGGCAGTGGCTATATAGTTAGTCATAGCATCAATCTGAGAATCAGCACCATTCCACACATTTTCTTTGGTCTGAGCACCTTGCACAGCAGCCTCTTGCATAATCTTACCCACCTGCTCCTGAGCAGCCTGCTTACTCAGCGCAACCGCTTCATCAGATCCACCACTAACAATATTGGTGTTCTTTGCGGTTGCTGTAGCATTATCCAATACCTTCTGGGCATTGGTCACGGCTACCTGATTCTCCGCTGACTGAGTAGGATCCTGATAATACAAGTTGTCACGATGTTCCTTCACCTGTTGCATACGGTCTTGAAACATTTTGATATAATCATTATATCCCTTGTTTCTTGCTTTAGCTGCTAGAGCACCACCTACAGCAGAGGTCACTCCACCAGCAATACTTCCAATAATTCCCATAAAATTCGAATTTTAATGTTTAAACTGTTCAAAAGTAATGCGTTTTTCTTACCTATCTGTGATAAGTTCCGCAACTTGAACACCAAGTTTCGTAATTTTTTCCTATATTTGCACCCGAAAACTATCAGTAAACATTAAAAATCAATAGAATATGGCAGTAAAACAAGACAATAATAATGAGCCGAAGCCAAAGAGGAAGAAGACTGGCGGACGTAAGGCTGGCACACCTAATAAGGTTACCAAAAGTGTCCGTGAAAGTTTACGCGATGCCCTTACTGGCTACATCAATGGTATCAATGAGAAGAACTATTCACTTTTCACAGATCTCATGCAGATTCAAGAGCCTGCCGGACGTCTGGCGATGGTGGCAAAGTTCCTTCCATACGTGGCTCCAAAACTCCAGTCTGTATCTTTCAATAATGATGAATCCAGAAACTTATCTGTGGAGGAATCTTTCATGCAGTTGGAAGAGAAATTTGAGAAACAAGAAACCACTATCAACATCAAAAATCTCAAAATTGTTAATAATGGCTAATTATAAAAAATGGGTAGTCCTCTCTAAATTTTCTTCAACTTTAGAGAAGACTACCCTCTGTCAGGGAAATGGGTAAAACCGTTAGATTTTAACCCTTATTAGTCATAAATTAAATTATTTTAACCAATTATGACCCACATTTTGTTTATCTAAACAAATCCGTAATATCACAATCTATAGCATCAGCTACTCTTGTAAGATAGCCAACTGTCGGGTTACCACTGAGGGCAGCAGATAGAGTACCTTTGGTGATTCCCATCTTACTGGCTACTTCCTCAACGGTCATACCCTTCTCCTTGATAACTTCTTTTGCCTTTAGTGTTGACATTATGGAAGATAATTATAGTTGTCGTTAAGATATTCCTTCAACTCATCAATCTGTTCCTCAGTTGGCTCACATCTTGGCTCTTCTAACTCGGAATCATCGAAGTACTCTGCCCAACCAGTTCCGTTTTCGGCACCGCTGATAATATAATCAGCTACAGATTCATATCCACCTTCCGTTATATACTGCTCGTTTTCGCGAACGATAGACTGAACGTAAGTATCAATAGAATTTCTCATATTTTATTGACTTCACCGTGTTGTCGAGGGCTTAGATGTTTATTAATTATTTTTCTGCTGCAAAGGTACGTAAAAGTTTGGGTATACCCAAACTTTTACAGGAATTTAACACAGATTTAACATATCTATTTTATGTCCCTGACTCGTTCAAAATACTTCGTCTGGTCCTTGGTGATATTCTTCACCTTGATCTGTATCGTGCAGTTCTTAGGCACAGTATCATTTATGCTGGCCATGAGCTGTTCTATTATCTCATCTGTGTTCTTGTAGCCCTTGCCATCCACATGAGCCACAACCTCACCCATAAAATAAGCATCAGCAGACAACTCAAAGTTTTCCTCTACCTTATCGAATACAGGCAGATGATGTTCCTCCAGGCGTTTGCTCTTGTCGTTAGTGAAAAACACCTTCTCAACAATTTTCTCGTTTATCTCCCATATCTTTGAAAAATCCGGTTTCACATATCCCATAGTGATTTTATGCCTATTAACATGATTTAATCCGAATGCTACATCATCGAAACTAACTCCAAGGTCATTTTGAGCAATAGTTGCCCATGTGTGCCTGAAGGTATAGGTAGAATATGTTTTATCACCTTGTTTCATTCCTAGATTATTAAGACAGATTAAACGAATCTCGTGACTCTGGCTTGCAACAAAATTTCTATCATTAAGAAACATCTTATGAAACTTGAAAAGATACTCATCTTTCTCATCACTTAGATATTTCTCAATGGTAGGAATTAACATGTCGGGAACTCTGATTTCTATATAAGCCTTATCCTCTCTTCTTGTTCTCGTCTTAGCGCGCTCGTAATGCAAAATTCCATCATAATAGGCAGTCTTCTTCATCCTATAGAGATCAACACCATTAATTCCTGCTAAGCAAAGCGTCATTTTGCAAATATCCTGAGCCATCTTTCTAGCCTTCTGGGTTACATTAATGGCAAAAAACGCTCTACACTCCTCCATGGTAATAGCTTTTTTCTCAGGTACATCATGCTTAGGAATCTTCACTTTTGCCCAAGGATTCACCTTTATACGAATGATGTCATTATCATAATCATTATATTTAAGAAGTCCAGCCTTAAAGATGGTTTTTATTGTGACAGGGTATGTCTCTTTAACTCGCTTGAAACGAGATAATGAATCTATCCACGACTGTATAAAAGACGTAGTCATCTGAGAAAACATTATCTTATGAGTCCCAGCGAATTTTTCCAAAGCAACCAAAGATGCTTTATTTAATTCTACAGTTCTTTGCTGATGCGTATAAGAAATCTTTTCAATATATTCTCTAGCATAATCCGAAAAGCAAAGATCATCATGAGAAGCCAAAAGAAGATCTCTAACCTGTTCCACCGACAAATTAGCCGTATCATATCTATTGAGCATTTCTACCCACTTGGTAATCGTCACCATACAGGAGTTAAGTACAAACGGATCCTTCACTTCACGCTTACCAGGAACCACACCCTTACTATTCACCATCTTGTCTGTTTTGATGTTGATTATTCTGCGTTTATGTGTTAAACGAATATAGACTACATAAAGTCCATCTGAACGTTGATGCTGAACCACTACTTTAAATGTTGCCAT